TGCAGATTTTGGTCTGTACGGAACCGGGGGGTTTCGCGGCATCCCCGAAATGGGGTTGACCTGCGGTTTTGCTGATACCCTGTTGATTCCCGAAATGGGAGGAATGTCATGCCACCCCTACCTAAAGATCCTTCTGTGCGCGCTCGGCGCAATAAGTCGTCGACGCGGGCTACGTTGTCTGCGGATCATGATGTGGTCGCTCCTGAGTTGCCGGATGGTGTGGTGTGGCATCCGTTGACGGTGCGTTGGTGGAATGACATCTGGGCGTCGCCGATGGCCCCGGAGTACACCGATTCGGATATCAACGGGCTGTTTCGTGTGGCGATGTTGTACAACGATTTTTGGACCGCGGATACCGCGAAGGCGCGGGCGGAGGCTCAGGTTCGGCTAGAGAAAGCCGACACCGATTATGGGACGAATCCGTTGGCTCGCCGCCGGTTGGAATGGCAGATTGAGGCGACGGAGGATTCCAAGGCGAAGGGGTCGAAGCGGCGGAAGTCGGAGGCCGCGCCCGTGAGTCATCCTGCTCCCGGTGACGATCCGCGCCTGAAGCTTGTGACGTAGCGGTTCGACCGAGGCAGCTTAGATGGCTGTACTTCAGGTGCCGGCCGTGGATTTGGCGTTCCCGACGCTGGGTCCGCAGGTGTGCGACTTCATTGAGGATCGGATGGTGTTCGGTCCGGGGTCGCTGTCGGGTCAGCCTGCACGTCTCGATGACGAGAAGCGCGCGCTGGTGTATCGGCTGTATGAGTTGTATCCGCGTGGGCACCGTTTGGCTGGCCGTCGGCGGTTCGAGCGGGCCGGTGTCGAACTCAGGAAGGGTGTAGCCAAGACCGAGTTCGCGGCGTGGATTTGCGGTGTGGAGTTGCATCCAGAGGCGCCGGTTCGGTGTGACGGTTTTGACGCCGCGGGGAATCCTGTGGGTCGGCCGGTGCGGTCGCCGGTGATTCCGATGATGGCGGTCACCGAGGAGCAGGTGTCGGAGCTGGCGTTCGGTGTGCTGAAGTACATCTTGGAGAACGGCCCCGATGTTGATCTGTTTGATATCAGCAAGGAGCGGATCGTCCGGTTGTCGCCTTCGGGTGGCGAGGATGGGTTCGCTGTTGCTGTGTCGAATGCTCCGGGGTCTCGCGATGGCGCGCGGACGACGTTTCAGCATTTCGATGAGCCGCACCGGTTGTTTATGCCGAGGCATCGTGACGCGCACGAGACGATGTTGCAGAACATGCCGAAGCGGCCGATGGAGGACCCGTGGACGTTGTACACGTCGACTGCTGGGCAGCCTGGTCAGGGCAGCATCGAAGAGGACGTGTTAGCTGAGGCGGAGTCGATCGCCAGGGGTGAGCGGCAGGACCCGTCGCTGTTCTTCTTTCGGCGCTGGGCCGGCGATGAGCATGATGATCTGTCCACCGTGGAGAAGCGTGTCGCCGCTGTCGCGGATGCCACTGGCCCTATTGGGGAGTGGGGGCCGGGGCAGTTTGAGCGGATCGCGAAGGACTACGACCGCACGGGTATTGACCGCGCTTACTGGGAGCGGGTCTATCTGAATCGGTGGCGTAAGTCTGGCTCTCAGGCGTTCGATATGACGCGCCTAGTGCAGTGCGATGAGACGGTGCCGGATGGAGCGTTCGTCACTGCAGGGTTTGACGGGTCGCGGTGGAGAGATGCGACGGCTGTCGTGGTCACTGAGATTGCGACGGGACGCCAGATGTTGTTGGGCTGTTGGGAGCGGCCCGAGAACGTCGAAGAGTGGGAAGTCCCTGAGCATGAGGTGACAGCGCTCGTTGTGGACATGATGGCCCGGTTTGAGGTGTGGCGCATGTACTGCGACCCGTGGGGCTGGGATTCGACGATCGCCGCGTGGGCGGGTCGTTTCCCGGATCGGGTTGTGGAGTGGGCGGTTGGCGGCGGCGGCAGTTTGAGGCGTGTGGCTGCTGCGACGCAGGGTTATGCCGATGCATTGGCGACTGGCGACGCGGCGCTGGCTGCCAATGTGTGGCGACCGAAGTTTGTTGAGCATATGGGTCATGCGGGGCGGCGTGAGCTGAAGCTGGTGGACGATACAGGCCAGCCGCTGTGGGTGATGCAAAAGCAGGATGGCCGTTTGGCCGACAAGTTTGATGCTGCGATGGCGGGGATGTTGTCGTGGGAGGCGTGTGTTGATGCGCGTCGTGATGGTGCACGTCCGCGCCCGAAAGTGTTTGCGCCTAGACGGATCTACTAGTCGCCATAGAGACAGAGAGGGGGTCAGCTGTTGACTGCTTCAACGCCAGCGGAATGGCTCCCGGTATTGACGAAGCGTATCGACGACGGAATGTCGCGGGTGCGTTTGTTGGCGCGTTACTCCAATGGGGATGCTCCGCTGCCCGAGTTGACGAGGAACACGTCTGCGGCGTGGCGTTCGTTTCAGCGTGAGGCGCGCACCAACTGGGGTCTGATGGTGCGTGACTCTGTTGCTGACCGGATCATCCCGAATGGCATCACGGTTGGTGGTTCCGCCGATAGTGATTTGGCGTTACGTGCACGGCGCATCTGGCGGGATAACCGCATGGATTCCGTGTGTAAGCAGTGGGTCAAGTATGGGCTGGACTTCGGCGAGTCGTATTTGACGTGCTGGCGTCGTGATGACGGTACGGCGACGATCACAGCTGACTCTCCTGAAACGATGGTTGTCAGCGTTGACCCGCTGCAGCCGTGGCGGATCAGGTCCGCTATGCGGTGGTGGCGGGACCTCGATGCCGAGTCGGATTTTGCGATTGTGTGGTCGGGTGACGGGTGGCAAAAGTTCGCCCGTCCGTGCTTTGTGCAGTCGTCGTCCCGGCGCAGGCTGGTGACGCGAATCTCAGACTCGTGGGTTCCGGTTGGTGATGCTGTAGTGACCGGTTCGCCGCCGCCGGTGGTGGTGTACCAGAACCCTGATGGCATGGGCGAGGTGGAGCCTCACATTGACATCATCAACCGGATCAACCGGGCTGAGCTTCAGTTGTTGTCCACGATGGCGATCCAGGCTTTCCGTCAGCGGGCGTTGAAGTCGACGGATAATGGGTTGCCGAAGGTCGATGAGAACGGCAACGCGATCGACTACGCCTCGATCTTTGAGGCCGCGCCGGGAGCGTTGTGGGAGTTGCCCCCTGGGGTTGATATCTGGGAATCGCAGCCGAACGACTTCACTCCGATGTTGTCGGCGATAAAGGAGCATATTCGACAGCTGTCGTCGGCGACCAAGACTCCGTTGCCGATGTTGATGCCGGACAGCGCGAACCAGTCAGCTGAGGGTGCGCACAACATTGAGAAGGGCTTCTTGTTCAAGTGTCAGGATCGGCTTTCGATAGCGAAGATCGGCCTGGAGGCCATCTTGGTCAAGGCGATGCAGCTTGAGGGCGAGGCCGTTGAGGACACAGTGGATGTGTCGTTCGAATCTCCAGATCGTGTGACGCTGGGGGAGAAGTATGCTGCCGCCTCTCTGGCTAAGGCGGCCGGCGAGTCGTGGGCGTCTATTCGGCGGAATATCCTGAACTACAACGCTGATCAGATCAAGCAGGACGATCTTGATAGGGCGCGTGAGCAGATAACTTTGTTCGCCGGCAACTCGGTGCAGCGTCCCCAGGAAGATGGATCACGCTGAGTATGCGGCTGCGACCGCTGAACTGAGGCGCAGACTGCTCGAATATGTGTCCGCAGCGTGGGCATCGGTAACGCTGTCTGACAGTGGACTGCGAGAGCTGACATCTTCGGTGGCACCGGTTGTCCAAGCGGCCCAAGAGTCGATGGCGGCCATGACTTCGGTGTACATCGCAGAAGTCACCCAGCAGTCACCGGTGCAGGCCGTCGAGGTTTCCGCGATTCGCGGTGTGCCGTCGGAGACGGTGTACGCGCGACCTGTGATCACAGCACGTACGGCACTGTCGGAAGGTAAGAGCGTCGCAGCGGCACTCCGGGCCGGTCAGCGTCGTATCGAGAACCTGGCGGGCACCGACCTGCAACTTGCAAAGACGCACCAGGCTAGGTCGTCGTTCGCCCGCAGCGGTGTCCAGTTCTACCGCCGCGTCTTGACCGGCAGCGAGAACTGCGCGCTGTGTGTCATCGCATCAACCATGCGGTACCGCAAAAACTCGTTGATGCCCATTCATCCGGGCTGTGATTGCGATATTGACGTGATCCCGCCGGGGATGGACTTCGACACGATCAGCACGGAGCTTCTCAACGAGACGCATGACCAGGTGAAGGCGTTCGCGAGTATCGCGGATCGCGGCGGACGCGCCGTTGACTACCGAAAGTTGATCGTCACTCGGGAGCACGGCGAGGTTGGGCCCGTCCTCGCATGGCGTGACCAGAAGTTCTCAGGCCCCAGAAGCATCCAGCGCTGACCCCGGCGGTCTGGATAACGCACACATGGCCCGTAACGGGCATGTCACAAAGAAAACCCATCCGCAAAGGAAACAAACCCTCATGTCTGATGATGTGACAGCAGAAACGTCGGAACACAGCGCCGTAACGGAGCCAGTGGAACCGGCAGGCGACCAGGACGCAACCGCCACGGTTGAGGAGCCCACGCAAGCTCCGAAACCAACTGAGACGGTCGAGTTCTGGAAGAAAATGGCCCGCAAGAACGAGGCGCAAGCCAAGGAGAACTTCGCGGACGCCAAGAAGTGGCGGGAGTCGCAGGAAAAGATCGGCGACGACCCGCTGGCCCGGATCGAAGAACTGGTACGAAAGTTCGAGACGGCTGAGCGTGAACGCATCCGAAGTGATGTGGCGCGCGAAACGAAAGTCGACCCGGAGTTCATTCATGGCGACACCGAGGAAGAGATGCGCGAATCCGCCGACCGGTGGAACGAGTTCGTCAACAAGCGGATCGAAGAAGCGCTGAAGGCCAAAACGGCATCGTCGGCCGTGCCGACGTCGGAAGTCACATCAGACAAGAAGGTTGAAGGCCCGAAGCCTCTCACCCCGGCTGAGTACGCGGCGCTGCCGCCTGCCGAGCGCAAGAAGGCGCGCGAAGAGGGCCGACTTGACAGCTATCTACGTGGAGAACTCCACTAACACAGAAGGGAGCCAAAAATGGCTTTCAACAACTTCATTCCCGAACTCTGGTCGGACATGCTCCTGGAGGAGTGGACCGCCCAGACCGTTTTCGCCAACCTCGTCAACCGCGAGTACGAAGGCACTGCAAGCAAGGGCAACGTGGTGCACATCGCTGGCGTGGTGGCACCTACCGTCAAGGACTACAAGGCCGCTGGTCGGCAGACCTCGGCGGACGCCATTTCTGACACCGGCGTCGATCTGCTCATTGACCAGGAGAAGTCGATCGACTTCCTGGTCGATGACATCGACCGGGTTCAGGTCGCTGGTTCGCTGGAGGCCTACACCCGTGCTGGTGCCACGGCTCTGGCCACCGACACCGACAAGTTCATCGCCGATCTGCTGGTGGACAACGGGACCGCGCTGAGCGGTTCGGCACCTACGGACGCCGATGACGCGTTCGACCTGATCGCCACGGCGCTCAAGGAGCTGACGAAGGCGAACGTCCCGAACGTGGGGCGTGTCGTTGTCGTGAACGCGGAGATGGCGTTCTGGCTGCGGTCGTCCGGGTCGAAGCTGACCAGTGCGGACACCTCCGGCGACGCTGCTGGTCTGCGCGCGGGCACCATCGGGAACCTCTTGGGCGCCCGGATCGTGGAGTCGAACAACCTGCGGGACACCGACGATGAGCAGTTCGTCGCGTTCCATCCGTCGGCGGCGGCGTATGTGTCGCAGATCGACACCGTTGAGGCTCTGCGGGATCAGGACAGCTTCTCTGACCGTATCCGTGCTCTGCATGTGTACGGCGGCAAGGTTGTCCGCCCCACTGGCGTGGTCGTCTTCAACAAGACGGGCAGCTAGTGCTCGCTACTGCCGATGATGTTGCCGCGGCGCTGGGGCTGTCCAGCGCCGCGGACCTCACTGATGAGCAGTCAGACCGGGCCGGCGCGCTGCTGGAGCGTGTCAGTGATGCGTTCCAGCGCGCGTCGGGTCGAGTGTTCACCGAGGGCGTCACCCGTGTGCGGGCGAACGTGGTCAATGGCAGGGTGTGGCTTCCCGGACTCGTGGTCGAGGTCCGCAGCGTTGAGGGTATCGACGGCGCTGCTGTGGATTTCACTCAGGATGGTGACTATGTGGACGTATCCGAGAATGGGCGGCCACTGGTAACCGGAACGGTCGTGGTGGTTGAGTACGTCGGCGGCGGCGCGCCGGAAGCCGTCACGGCGCTCGTCGCGTCTGTGGTTGCGCGACATCTGACGGTGCAGCCCGGTTCGGTGCAGTCGCAGGCCGTATCACTCACGGCTGGTCCGTTCACTCAGCGCAACGCAGAGTGGGTCTCAAGCACCTCATTGTTCACGGCCGATGAGCTTGCCGAGGTTCGCCGGTTCGCGCATCCCATCCCGACTATCACGGTGCATCGGCTGTGACGTTCCCTGTTTCGTTCACTGTGACGCATTACCCGCATGTGGGTGATGATTCGGATGGGCTGGGGAACACGATCCCGGTGTTCGGGACTGGTGTTCCGGTGGGTGCTATTCAGTTGGCGCCGCATGTTCAGGTGGTTGGTTCGGCGACGATGACCGAAACGGAAGTTGTCGATGTGGACCTGTATTTGCCGGTGGGTTCACCAGTGGCGGTGAAGGATCGTGTCGAGTTCGGCGCGGACGTGTTCGATGTTGTCGCGGTTCGGGACTGGACATTGGGGTTCCACGGCTGGGCGCCGGGTCTGGTTGCCGAGTTACGAAAGGCGGCTTAGCTGTGGCGAGTGGCCCTACAAAGAAGAATCCGTTGGCGAAGTTCGGTATCAGTCTCGACGACTTCGACAAGCTGCCCGAGGTGAATCAAGGCGTCAACGAGTTCATGGATGAGGTTGCCGCCGCGTGGAAGCAGAACTCTCCGGTGTCGTCGGGCGATTACCGCGATTCGGTTCAGGTGACGGAACGTTCCACGAACAAGGGACGCGGCAAGGTGGGCGCGACCGATCCGCAGGCGCACCTTGTGGAGTTCGGGTCGGTGCACAACGACGAGTATGCGCCGGCCCAGAAGACGGCTAAGCAGTTCGGCGGCACCGCTTATGACGATCGATAGCGCTCCGAGTATTCACCGCGTGCTGGTGGAGTGGCTTTCTCCGCTGGGGAAGGTTTCGACGCGCAGGGTGGCGAATGATCCGTTGCCGCACCGGGTTGTGCGTCGTGTTGACGGTGTGGATGCGCCTGAGGTTGCGCAGGATGTGGCGGTTGTGTCTGTGCACACGTTCGCCGCTGGTGATGCTGCCGCCGACGTGGAGGCCGGTTTGACGCATCAACGGATGGTTGAGCTGTCGTTGAATCCGTTGACGTTGATCACCCTTCCGGGGGGTGTGCTGGTGACGATTGATTATTGCCGGTCGTTGATGGCTCCGATTCCTGTTGAGTACAGCGACGATCCGCATGTTGTTCGGTACGTGGGCCGATACGAGGTCGGCCTGCCGTACCTGTCCTGAGTTTCAGCCCGAAAACAACCAAAGAAATAAAGCCCCTCGCCCGATTTCTGGGGCTTGGGTCTTTTTTGTTTCGCCGGAGTTCTTTTTGCAATCCGGTCCCCCATCATGATCGAGAGGAGCGTCCTATGACGCAGCCAATGACCGGCACCGATTGGAGCGCCGGCGGATTCACTGACATTCACAAGCCGTTCATTGAACGTGGCGGTTTGCAGGCGGTGTTCATTCGTGACAACCGCGGTGCCGCGACGGACATGTCGCCGTTCGAGGATGACTGCGTGACGGTGAAGTGGTCGCCGTTCGCGCAGGACGGCAAGATTCGCGACGACCTTTTCATCCGCCGGAAGGTGAACGGCAAGTACGAGTACAACACCGACCCGAATGAGGGCTGGTGGCACATCGGCTGCAACCCTGAGGATGGCGGTGCGGAACGTGAACCGGACGTCACCTCTGACGATTTGATGGTGTTGCAGTCGAAGTTCCCGGTCGATTCTGAGGTGACGGAGAAGTCGTATTCGGTGCGGTTCGTGGCGCTCGGTACGGCCGATCCGCTGATTCACCGGCTGGAGTCGGAACTTCCGTTGTGCGACAACGACGGTAATCCGCTGGTCGCGCTTCCCGGTACCCCTGACTACGGTGAGGGTCCGCTGCTGGACGCTGACTCGGCGGAGTACCAGCTGCTGCTGCTGTATGCGCGCCGCACCTCGGGCGGGTTCATTTACCGCGCTGAGGGTTATCCGGCGGTGAAGCTGGACGACCAGGCGTCCAAGCAGCGGTCGAAGACCGATCCTGATACGGCGGACCTGACGTACAAGGTGCTGCCGAACGAGTACTTCATGCGGCCCGATCCGGCTGGGACGATTGCCCTGGTTCCCGGCTACTTCTACGTGTGGATGGGTGGCCCCGGATGGGCTGAGCAGTACTCGGACGGCAGCTAGCCAGAAAAGCCCCTGCCGGGTGGGTGTTTGTGGCGCGCCGCATGGTGCGTCCGGGGCTGGCCCCCACCCGGCAGGCCCCCCTTATCAGCCCCGTCTTTCAGCCCCGTGATTGCGTGAAAGGAAGCCCCAAATTCTCATGACTACTTCGAAGCCCACCAACAATGGCGCCGCGGCCCGTGAGCAGGCCACCGAGTTTGATTCCCCGTTCGCTGATCGTGTCCTTCGGTTCGACGACGGAACTACGATGTCGATCCCGCCTCACCCGAATCTTCGGATGCTCGACGACGACGCTCTGGAAGCTTACGAGGCGTACCTCGAAGAGATCGAAACTTACGACCGGGAACCTGACCTGTACATCCCGGAGCAGACAGTTAAGGACCGAGACGGCAACGAGATGGTGTTGCCGGCGGAGACCCGCCCCGGCGCGGTGAAAGGCCCCCCGTACTACAAGGACGGTAAGCGTGTGTCGCCGCCGCGTGAGGTGCGGATCGTTCAGGTCGTGTTGGGCATGGACTCCTACGAGGTGTTGCGGTCGAAGAAGATCAACGGGCGTCCTGCTGGTGCGCGTGATGTGTGGCGGGCGTGGACGGAGCAGGGCTTCACAATCGCGGAGCGAGCTGAGTCCGACTCGAAAAGTGATGGAGGCCCAGTGGTTTTGGAGACTGTATCCGAGGCAGATAGCGAGTGATCTGCGGCGTTTCTTCGGGTTGAGTGTTGCGGATTGGCATCAGGGCAGGTTGTCCAGTTTGGAGTTGCTGGACCTGTTCGGGGTGCGGTTCGTGGACAACGCTGAGGAGCGCGTCCGGGAGTTGTATGTGGATTTCGCTCCTGTTGATGGTGCGGTGGCGCGGGCTGTTCGTGGTGGGCGTTGGTCTGAGCCGGAGTTGATCGCGGCGGAGACATATAACGAGATCGCCAGGTTTCGAGCGTCGTTTCATGCGTCGAAGAGTCGTAAGGCTGTGTATGAGCCGTTTGCGTTTGAGGATCCGGTTGATCGGCTGGAGAAGGCGCGTGCATCGGTTGAGGCGCATGAGTTGCAGCGTGAGGTTGAGGCCGATCTGTTCGGCTGGTGACGGGGAGGTGAGTGTCTGATGCCTATCTACGTGGACATTATTTCCCGTCTTGATGAGCGTGCTGCTGCGGTGGCGGCGAAGAACATTGAGCGTGAGATGGAGGCGGCTGGGGCGCGTGCGGGGTCGTCTGCTGGTCGTGCGATTGGTGAGAATGTGGGCCGGGCGTCTGCGGCTGCTGGTCGTAATGCTGGTGAGCAGTTGTCGCGTGAGGTTGATCGTGCGACGCGTCAGGCCGGGTCTCGTATTGTTGATGGTTTTTCGTCGCATGGTGTGTCGGCGGGCCGGGGGTTTGGTTCGTCGTTTGGTTCGTCTTTGGTGTCGTCGTTGCCTGTGGCGGGCCGGTTTTCGGCTGCCCTGTCGGGGTATGAGGGTGCGGCGTCGAAGGCTGGCGCGTTGGCTGGTCGTGCGTTGGGCACGGCGTTCACGGCGGCCGCGACGGGCATTATCGGCGCCGCCGGTGTTGCCCTGTTCAAGGGGTTTGATCGGTACAAGTCTCTTGATGCGACGTCGCATCGCCTTGCTGCGATGGGGAACAGCGCTGAGCAGGTCAAGACGATCATGTCGGATATCAACGAGGTCGTCGTTGGCACTCCGATTGCGTTGGACGAGGCGGCGAAGGCTGCTACGCAGTTCCTTGCTGGTGGGGTGAAGCAGGGTCGCCCGTTGCAGGCGGCGTTGACGGCGATTGCGGACGCGGCGGGTGCATCTGGGCAGAAGTTCGGCGACCTGGCCGTCATCTTCAACCAGGTGTTCAACAAGGGCAAGCTGCAGGCTGAAGAGATGTTGCAGCTCAATGAGCGTGGCATCAATGTTCAGGCGGCGTTGCAGAAAGAGTTCGGCCTGACGAGCGCTGAGATTCAGAAGATGTCGAAGGACGGCACGATTTCGTTCGGCATGCTTGTGCAGGCGATTGAGGGCCAGTTCGGTGGCATGTCGAAGAAGCTGGCCGACACTGTTGACGGCGCCTTGTCGAACATGAATGCCGCCGTGGGTCGTGTTGGGGCGAACTTCATTTCGGCGCTGTTCGGCGACCCGCTGGACACTACTGAGGGTCCGGGCGCGCTTGCCAAGTCGATCAACAATGTGACCGACAAGCTGAATGACTTGAACGCGTGGATCGTCGCGCACAAGGACGACATCAAGCGCACCTTCGAGGAAGCTGCTGAGACCGCGCAGGATTTGTGGGATGCGCTGTCGAGTGTGGTCGAAATGCTGGACCGGATCGGTATCAGCGTTGGGGACGTGGTGACCGCGTTCGTGGCGTGGAAGTCGATCGCTGGTGTCACGGCGCTGACGCAATCCCTCTCGACGGTGAGCACGACATTGGCGGGTCTTCCCGCGACGGCCGATAAGTCAGCCAAGGGAATCTCTGCCGCGTTGTCGCGTGTGGCGGTCCCGGCGTGGCTGGCGTTCCTGGTGGCGCAGAACGGCCCCGACATTGAACAGGCCATTCAGGACGCGATTCCGGGTGCGGATAGCTGGAATCATACGAATACGCCGGATCAGTTGGGTCGCCGTGCGCGTGAGTGGTGGGACCGCAACATTCAGGGCGGCACTGGGGTTGATCCGCAGCCGTCGCCGCTTCCTCAGCTCGGCGGCGGGTCCGGTCCTGGCACGCCCACGGTTGGTGGTATTCCGATTCCAGGGCTTGTGGATGCGAACTCGAACGGTCCGGCGTCCCCGTTCGGTAACCTGCCCGGTCAGATCCCGTTGGATGTTTCCGTGGAGGATCGACGCGGGCGGCGTGGCGGCGGTGGGTCTGTTGTTGATGGATCTCCCGCTGATGGTCCGTTGGCTGATCTGTTCCCCGGAGCGGTGGGGGCTGATAGTGGTAGTGGTTCTGGCCCGAAGTTGCCGGATGCACCGGTGTTGCCGTATGACACGACGTTGCCGCCGGGGATTCCTGGTATGCCGCAGGACGCGGCCGTGTTCTCCGCTGAATCGTCGTATCTGGATGCCCGCCACAAACTGGCGGAGAAGCGTGCCCGCGCCGCCCAGTTGGAGCAGTCCACCGAGGCGACCGAAGAGGACCGGCTCAAGGCCCGTAACGATGTGATCGAAGCGGAACGTGACCTTCAGGCCGCTGAGATGCGCATGGGTGAGGCCCGCGCGAATCAGTACGAGAAGTTGACGAAGCAAACCGATAAGCATGCCAAGGATTTGGGGCAGATCGGCGCCCAGTTGGATCAGGATTTCGGTATCTCGAAGGGTTTGGCGGGGATCGCGGAGAACATCACGAAGTTCGTGGCGAACCTTGCCGCCGCACCGTTGTTGGGGCAGTTGCAGGCCATTTCGGCGTACAACCCCACTCAGGGCGGGCACGGGTTGATGGGTGTCCTTGGCGCGCAGGGGGTGTTCGGCCCGCAGTATCAGAACAATCAGTACGCGGGGCGTGGTTCTTACCCGTCGGCCGGTGCGACCGGTGTGTCGATGACGCCGATTGGTGCCTATCCTGGCGACGCGGCTCTCCTCGCGAACGTTCCGGCGGGCCGGTATGCACAGGTCCAAGCGGCCGACCTCACGCAGGGTTTGGGTGACTGTTCCAGCGCTGTGGAGGATCTGGTCAACATTCTCGATGGCAGGTCGACTGAGGGTAGGTCGCTGTCCACGCATAACGCTGATCAGTGGTTGCAGTCCCGAGGGTTTGTGCCGGGGTCGGGTGGGCCTGGCGATTTCCGTGTGGCGTTCAATAGTGGTCATATGCAGGCGACGCTGCCTGGTGGGACGCCGTTTAACTGGGGTAGCGATTCTGCCGCAGCTCAGCGGGGGCTCGGAGGGTCGCAGGGTGCTGACGATCCATCGTTGACGTCGCGGTATTACCGTCCGGTGACGTCGGTTCCTGGCGGGTCAGCGGCGACTGCTAGCGCGCCGGGGTTGTACAGCCCGCAGAACACCAACCCTGCGTTGAATAACCCGCCGGCTCCGGTGTCGTCGGGTGCGTGGGCGACGAATCCGGCGCCGCTGCCCACCACGGGCGGTGGTGGCGGCCCGATGGCCGCTGGCGCACCGCAAGGCCTGTTCACTGGCGGGCCGACGAACACCACCAACATCGGGGCGAACGTCGCACCGTATGCCGGGTCCGGTTCCGGTGGTATCGGCATGGACGGTGGTGGTGCGCTTGGCATGGCGGTGCAGGCCGGTGGTATGGCGCTGGATGCGATGGCCCCGGGTGCGGGTCAGGCCGCGCAGACTGGGGTGAAGCTGATCAACCGTGCCATCGAGTACGGCGGTCAGGTCGCCGCGATCGGCGCCCAAGGGTTGATGGAAACGTTCCTGCCCACGGGCGGGTCGGATTTGGCGAACAACAACTGGATCACCCGCATTGCGGGTGGTTTGGCTGGTGCGGCTCCGGCGTTGCCGAACCTTGCCGGTCAGGCTTCCCAGCAGCGCAAGGACATCGACCCGCAAGCCGCTGCGCAAGGACAAGTCCAACCCAAGCAGGGCGGCGACACGAACATCACGGTCAACAATCAGCGTGCCACCGAAGACGGCACCGGCCGCGACATCGCGTATCACCTGCAAAACCAGTACGTCATGCCGGGAGGGTAAATGGCTAAGAAGCATTACCCCGCCACAGATGTAACCCCGCACGGCTGGTACGACCTCGCCAAGGGCGAGAAGCCGATGATGTGGCTCGACGCCTACGACAAGTCGATCACCTTCCACATGATGGGCGGGATGTCGGTCCCCGACCGGGTTACAGCACCCGAGATGGTGCACCTCACCTCACTCAAGGGCCTGATCCCGCCGTGGAAACACATCGACCAAAAGGGTGCTACCGAAGACGGCATCACCAACATTGATGCGCTCTACGACCCGATCGAGGTCGAGGTCGGGGTGGAATGCCGTGGCCGGTCCCCGAAATGGACGCGCCGCGTCTACCGCGACCTGATCGCGTCGATCGACGCCAAACAGGAAGCGACGTTGAACTTCCTCACCCACGACATGGGTCATTGGTGGGCGCCGGTCAGGTGGTTCCAGGGCGCGCCGCAAGCACCGCTGGAGATCGGCAAGCGGCAGCGTGAAAGTTTGCGACTGCGGGCCGATTCGGGGTTCTGGCGTACCTACGACTACGCGGCGAGTTTCCAGTTCGAGTACGAGTCGATGACCGACACGTTCAACTACGACACCACGAGCAGTCAGGACCTCGGCGCGGATTGGCCGCTGTACTACGAGGGTGACGGCGGCGGGTACGTCTACGCCAATGGTGACCAGGCGAGGTGGCGGGACGACCCGGACGATCCGCTGACAACGGATACCCGCGAGGTGGTGTGCGGGCCGTACAAAGACTTCGACACCGACACCGATAACCAGGTTGTGTCGATGGTGCTCGGCGGGTTCCAAGAGTGGAGCCTCCCTGATAGTGGGGCGAACGACCTGTGGGCACGCATGGGCCGCGACAGCAACGGAGACTGGGACGGCAACGGCATCCGCATGCGGGTGCAGGGCAACTGGATCAAACTGTCGAGGTTCAACAACTTCTCGCAGACAGTGATGTTTCAACGCCCGCTGCTGGTGGCTCCGCTGATCGGGGAAAAGTTCACCCTGGTCGCGGGTTATGAGGGTAATCCCCGCATGTTCAAGGTGCTGCGTAACGGGTTGCCGATCCTGTCGCACAAGGAAACCGGCACCGGTAGTGAACTCGGGCCGGACTATCGGGGCATCGGGTTTGGTATGCAGGCCGGTGGGGCGTTGATCACGCAGGCGACACCAGCCCCGGTGCGTAAGGTCTCCGCGGGCGACAACGCGAATGTCACCCAATCAGGTTTTGTGCCGATGGTCAATGTTGGTGACCAGCCGATGTATTGGGATGCCACCCTGTTCGGTCCTGGCACGTTCCGGTTGTACGACGGCCCGGGTGCGGATGAGTATGTGGAGTTCGGTCCGCTGCTGCCGAATCAGATTGTGTTCCTGCGTACTGATCCGCGCTCACAGACGACTCTGGTGCAGGATTTGACGTCTGTGCCGCCGTCGCCGCAGGAGCTGAACATCTTCCAACAGGCGGTGAAGACACTGCTGACGTTCTTCTCGGAACGGAACGCATTCACCGATCAGATCGGTTCAATGTTCGGGATTGTTCCCCCGCAGGGCAATTTCTATAAGTATCTGTCGGGGCGGTTCAGTGAGAACGCGGCGATCCCCGCGAAGTCACCTGGCGAACCGGCGCAGCAGTTCTTTGTGAAGACAGAAATTGTTGGTGGTAACGCTGACTCGAAGGTGATTCTTTCGGGGACTCCGTTGCGCCGCTACCCGATGTAGCCACTGTTAGTGGCAAGCCCCGGCCGATACCTCGGTGAGGGGTGAATTTGTGGCGCCTGTGAACCGGGAAAGGAGGGGATGACGGTTGTCGAAGTTTGAACGCGAAACCGCCGCATGGCAATCCGCCCTCCAGTCCGGCGACCCCAACAGGATCGCACGAACCGCGCGGGCGTTGACAGAACGCAAATCGAAGGTAGACACGTCGTTCCGGTTCACGGTGTGCGACAAATTCTGGCAGCCGATGGGCGCTGTCGGTGGCGACCTGATCGAGGCGTCGGGTGCTGACCCCCGCAACGATGTTGAAACCGGCCGGATCGTCCTCAAAGGGAACAGCCCTCTCATCCCTTTGTTCATGGACTGCAAAAAGACGATGGTCGGTGTCATCGTCGAGACAGCCGGTTTGCGGTACGCGTTCTACACGAAGAACCACACCTACGAGTACCGCGACAGCGCATGGACCGGCACCGCTGAACTGCGCGGTATCCGCGACATCCTCAACTACTACGTGATTTGGCCGTCGTGGTGGCTGCCGATTCAGGCACAGCCGTTCTCACACGCGATCTTCGTGTGGGCGCTGCAAACCGTCGTGGAGAACATGGTCGCAGAATGCGCTCTGCGGTTGCAGTCCGGGTGGCTGGAGTTCATCAACAACGGCCTGTCGTTAAACCCGGATATCCGGGCATGGTTCGGCACCGTTCTGCAAGCCCTGTCGCGGGACGGGCTGTCGGTCCAGGCGTTCACCCGCATGCTGCGAACCCCGGTGTATGTGTCACGCACCAATCCACTGCTGGACACGTCGCCGATGGTGGCTCGCACAGTGCGGATGGAAACCGTTCAGGCCGTCATCAAGGACGTTACCCAGTCGTACGGTGTGGATACCCGCATGGATTTGTGGCTTCCAGGTGATCCGCAGCCTGACAGGTGGGCGAACCTGGACCAGCCTACCTACGTGTTTTCCACAGTGGACCGGTCGCAGATCACTGGTCCGACGAAAACCGTGCTCGATTCGGTGCTGCGCACCACGATTGACCTTGGCGGGTCGCTGGGGGACATCTTCAAACCTGTCATCAAGCAGGTTCCCGGCATGGACGGCGTGTTTTATGCGCCCGCGTTGGGTGTGGATTTCGAGCAGCCATACGCCTATTTCGTGGCCCCCGAGCCGGGTGAGGACACCGGCATCGATGCTTGCACGATCACTGACCACACACCTGAGGGTTGGCAGCACATTATTGGTGGCCGTAGCCCAAAGTGGTTGAACGACTTGATGAATGCCACCTTCGCATGGCTAATCGACTCGCTGATGATCGTTGTTGGATTCACCGGCATACCGTCCGATCTGCTGTCGGGGTTCCTGAACAACAGCTTCCTGGCGTTCCAGTTGATTCAGCATTACGACCGCCGTGACGAAGTTGGCCCGTACCATCCGGCGATCGAGCGGTTCTATCCGACAGCCTCAGCGCCGTACAACATCGAAACGGTGTTCGCATTCATCAACGCCTTGTTTGATTCGCAGGGCAAGACGACGGCGACGGTGCAGTTCCGCAACGGTGCCCAGTATGCGTTGGGTCGGGACGTTTTTCGCGGCGGCCTGATGTCGCTGGTGTTCATGTCACGTACCCGAATGGTGACTGACTACATCGAAAACGTCATGTGGCGGGTTTCCCAGGATGAGCGGAAGGTGATCGCGCAGTTGGGGGATGGACGCAAGTCGGAGGCCCCGTTGGCGAAGCATCAGCGGTTCATCACGGGGATTTTTGAAACGTTGTCGGTCCTCACGCTGTCACCTCAGGGATAAGCAGCGGTCGTCCTTTCTTTCTGTAACTCGCCCAATGTGAATGGAGCGTGCCTTATGTCGTGGCCTTTGAATCCTGCTGGGACTCACTATTTGTTTGAGGGGATCGTGGAGATTCCTGTCGATCCTACGGCGGGTGCGGCGATCCTCCAGTTGCGTCCGCAGGGCGGTATCGGTGTTGGTGTGCCCGCGATTGAGAAGGGTGATCCGGGTGTGCCGGCCACGTTCGATACGACGGTGAATCTGACGGAGCTGGACCCGGACGATCCAACCCCGGCGGAGGCGTCGTTCACTGAGATCACGCCACCTGGAACATCCACGCCGGGTGTGTACCGGTTGAACCTGGCGCTGCACGCCGGCGCGAAGGGCGCGGATGGTGAGGCGGTGTGGGACCCGACGGATGTTGATCCTTCTCCTGTTGCGGGTCAGGTGCCGGTGGTGAATTCGACTGCTGATGGGTTTGTGTTGGCGGCGCAGCGTGTGGGGGACCGGTATGTTCCGGCGTCGATCAACAACACTGCATCGGGTAACGCGAACTCGACTTTGGCTCAGGTGTCGATCCCGGCGCAGCCGTTTGATTGGCGGCCCCGCGTGTCCGGTTACACGGTGGTCACCGGTGAGGGTGCGGATGTTCGGGTTGATTTGGTGGCCCGGTTGAACGGTGAGACCGGCGGCAACGTGATCGGCCGGTGCCCCGGTGTGGCGCAATCGGAGCGGCTGACGCTTGTTTCGGGACCTGCGGCGGGTTCATCGGATGGGTTTGACCGTGTGGCGGCCGGTACACCGGCGACGATCTATTTCCGGTGTGAACGTCAGGCGGGGTCGGTGACGTACACGACTTCTGCTTCTACGTCGATGTTTTCGGTTGAGGTTTGGCCGCTGTCATGACGTCATCGTTTGATCCGTTGCCGGAGTGGGCGCATGCGGTGCCGTCTGAGCCGGGTATTCACCCGGAGCAGTCGGCGTTGCAGTGGCAGCGTCCGTTCACTGTTCAGCAGCTGCTTGAGATTGGTGAGCAGTTCATCGAGCAGTTTTTGGCGTGGGTGGTGCGCGCGGTCGCTGGGGTGTTCATCCCTGGTGAGGCATCGTTCGACCAGTTGCGTGATTGGGCTTTGAACATCCCCATTCTCGGGGACATTATCGAGGCGATCACCGGCATTGTGGGTGGCGGGGTTGAGGAACTGACCCAGTTCTTCACGAACGTTCGAAACTTCTTCCAGTCGATCGACTTCAACAGCCCAAACTTCAACCCGCTTCAGGCTGCGGCGCAGTTGGTGAACATCATCCTTGCGCCGCTGCGCAATTTGCTGCCCAGTCTATTGACGATCCTGCCGATCGGTGGCATATCAAACCAAGCACCGAACATTCTTCCTGCCCCGAAGTTTCCTGAGGGGTCGGTGGGGGATAACGCGGATTGGGTTGTGGACCCGTCGCATTCTCGCAGCGGGGATGGTACTGGCGCGGCGAAAGTTATTGCCGATGGCACGTTGAAGGCGCTGCGGTCGGGGCAGAATGTTGGCGATTTCTTCGCGGTGAGCGAAGGGCAGACAATCACTGCCCGGGTGTTCGTGTCTCACGACGATTATGTGGGTACGGGCGCGCCGATTCGGTTGCAGCTGGTGCCGTACATCGACGGCGTTGCACAGGCCCCTGTGGATTTGAACGCGTACGCCCCCCAGGACGCGAACTTGGCGTGGCCCGGTAAGGAGCTGTCGGGGGAGTATCGGGTGCCCGCTGGGGTGACTGGTGTGCAGACCCGGTTCGTGGTGACCGAAGACGCCGCTGCGGGCACGTTCTGGTGGGATGACGCCGAGGTCAAGCAGACCGGCGTTATTCAGCAGTCGTGGGTCGAGGGTCTTCCGGAGATTCTGCAAACCTTGTTGGCGCGGGTGCAGTTGACGATTGACACGGTGGTGTCGGCGATCCGCGGCGGCGTGCAGACCGTTGAGAACACGCTGGAGGATTTGTTCGACGCTTTGCGCAACATCTCCCCGGAGTCAATCGCGGGCATGCTCGGCCCGGAGAATCTGCGGGAAACTATCGAGAACATCGTCAACAGCATTGTCGGTGGCCTGGTGGGCCTTCCGGGTATTGGTGCTGGCATCGCCGACCTGTTCAACGTGTTGCAGGAGATCGCCTCGCGCGCCAGCTTGGGGTTGTTCTCGTGGGACATCCTTGGCATCAGGACCAACAAGCCTGTCGATAGTGGTTTGTTGCCGTCGGAGCGGTCCAACTTCCCGCTGTCGAACGTCACGACGTGGCTGGAGGCCACGCAGAGCAATTCGCTCATCGGTGTTGACTTGATCGAAGAGTCGATGCCGCTTGGCGTGGTGTCGTGGATCGGCTACGGCCTTTCAGGGATCACCGAGTTCTACGTCAACATCTGGAAGGTCGACTTGGCGTCGGGCGACTGGACGCTGGTGCACCATTCCCCGAACATCGTGGGGCTTTTGGGCGGCACGGCCGCCCCCGGGGAGTTCATCTCCTACGAGTTGGATGACCCGGTTCCCGTGGTGGCGTCTGAGGCGTACGCCTATGAGCTTGTCCCGGTGGGCGGTACGCATTATGTGCGTGGCCGTGTGGCGGACTTGCCGAATCATCCGACGTCGCAGATTGTGTCGCTGGCGGCCACCAGAAACAACACGTCGCCGGATAGCCCGCCGCCGTCGATTGCGAAGGCGTCGGTGACCCGCTCGGGCGATGTGCCGTGGGTGAGTATCGCCGTGGATACAGGTTCCGGCGGCGACCATCACGATCCGTTGAAGGTCTACCTTGGCACCGCGGCCACGGTGTTCCCGGTTCCGAACTGGGTGAACTACATCGACCCGGTTGCGGTGGGCGCCGGTGGTGGTGGTGCACAAGGCTGGGCCTTGGGTATCAACGGTCAGGCCGGTCAGCCCGGGAAGTTCAACGCCACCACATGGGTGCGCGGTGAGCATTTCGGCGACAACGCCATCATCACCCTCGACCCGGGCGCTGGCGGCGTGGGCGGTCCTGGTGACGGCGCGGCTGGCGGTAACACCACGTTGTCTATCTCCACGCCCGGGGGTGACACGTATTCCATTGTCGCCGAGGGCGGCGCGGCGGGTACCACTGAAGGGTTTCTGTCGAAACCTGTTGGCCGAGGCCCGGGCACGTTCACGTTCAACGAGCAGGACTATGTGGGCGGCGTTGACCAGAAGGTCATGGGCGGCCACGGTGCGCCCGCTGGTGGTGCCGGTAACGGCGGCAAGGGCTCGTTGGCGGCCTTTCAGTCCGGCGGAAATGGCGCTCCTGGTGGAGGCTGGGTGTTCTTCCGGCCCGACCCGCTGCCTGACCCTGACCCGGATTTGACGCCCCCCACTGCTCCGACGTTGGTGGAGCTGGTCGATTCAACTTTCAGCACTCTCACGATCACGTGGTCTGGAGCAACTGACGTATGACAATCAAAGGGTATTTCGTTTACGCGAAAGAGAAGGACGCTTCAGGCGATTTCGTTCAGTTGAATCCCGACCCGGTGTTGCCGCCGTACAGGACGAACGGTTTGAAGTCGAACACCACGTACGAGTTCTATGTGAAGACGGTGGACAACGCCGGCTGGTTGTCGGACCCGTCGGATACCTACGAGTTCACCACTCCCGCGCACACTGCGGGTGATTTGTTGTCGCCGGAGGACCAGGCGATGGTGGATTTGATTGTGGAGCAGTCCCGCGCGGAGACCGGCCAGCCGGGGGTGATGTTGCAGATCACCGGTCCGCGCGGGAACTATGCGAAGGCGTACGGCACCACCGTGGGCGGCACGGTTCGCCCGTTGACGTTGGATGACCACTTCCGCATGGGTTCATCCACGAAGATGTTCACCGCGATTGCGTTCTTCCAGGCTGTCGATAAAGGGTTGATCTCTTTGGATGACACTCTGGAGCAGTACGTTCCGGGAATTCCGAACGGTACCGCGATCACGATGGGGCACATGCTGTCCATGCGGTCAGGTATCGCGGAGTACACGGCGGGTATCAACGCGCTCTGGGTCACGCTGTTTCCGACGTGGCCATGGACGGGCGCGAAGGACTTCCTGAGCTCTATGAAAGGGCCGTCAAATTTCTATCCCGGCACCGACTACCTGTATACGAACTCCAACTTTGCGCTGATCGGGATGGTTCTAGAGATTGTTGACCCGGCCCATCGGCCGATCAAGCAAATCTTCAAAGAAGACATCATAGACCCTCTTGGGCTTACGGAAACGTCATGGCCGCCGATCGGTCCAGTTCCACCCCCAGCGTCGATCGCTGACACGTTCAACCCGAACTTCCTCGACGCTGCCGGCGCGCTGGCGACGAACATCAACGACTACACGAAGTTCGCGGAAGCGTTGCGCGACAACGCCATGGGCCTGTCGCCCGAGTCGTATGACGCGTGGCTGTCAACGTTCTGGAAGCATCCCACGGGGTGGGACCCGTACGCGAACGGTTTCTACATTCCTTCCGAGTACTACTACGGGTACGGGATAGAGTCGTTCGGTACATGGTTCGGGCATCCGGGACTCTTTTCGGGTGGCTGGTCGTCCACGATTTTCTTTGAGCGGGACTCGGGTGCGACATTCACGCTGCACGAGAACTCGAATACCTCCAACCCCCCGGCCGCGGGCTATACCCGAATTTGGGTGCGGGTGGCGGAGTATCTGTACCCCGGAACGATTACGAATGACCAAAACTGGCCGGTGCCGCCGGAGCCGGTGGATATTGGGTTCGATGCAGTGTCGTCGGCCGGGGCTGGTGTCGGTAGCGCCACTGTGAACTTCAAGGCCTCCGAGGGGGCCACGGTGTTCGCGGTGGTGGCGTGGGACCGCGCGGGCTCAGCCCCGTCGGCCACGTATGGCGGCGCCGGCGGTGTACTTCTCGGGTCCGTTTCGCACAATGGCGATCCGGCGAATGGGGGCCTGGCGATTTTCCGCATGGAGAACGCAGGCTCCGGCGTTGCTCGCCAGATGAAGGCCACCGGCCCGGGCTGGGTGAGTGCGTATGCCATTTCATTCAACGATGTTGTGTCCGTGGGAACCCCCACGTTCGCCCACGGCAACGGTACTGCGCACAGCCAGTCGGTGACGGTACCGAGCGGGGTGACGCTGCAGGCGTTCTCGGCCGGGGCCGGGGGGGTGTCGTCGTCCAAGCTGACAACGATTCTGGGGGCGCGCTTGCGCGCGGAGCAGTCGGGGATCGCCCCGCCCCTGTGCGTCAACACAACCACGAGGACGGGAACGGTGAGCGCCACCTCGGCGCAGCCGAACAGGTGGGCTGGCATGGCGGTGAACTTGCAGATTGGGGGATAAGCGTGGCTGTTGGCTGGTGGGCTGAGTCCCACGTCTCGTTCGGCGTCACCCTCACCCCGGAGGTGGGATTCCGCTACGGCGGTCCGAAACAAGAGTTCGGCGTCACCCTCACCCCCGAGATCGGCATGTCCGCCGTGGCGCACAACCGTGCGAGTTTCGGTTTGTCGGTGCCGGTTTCGCTGGGGATGGGGGCGGCCAGCCACAGCAAGGCGTCGTTCGGTCTGGTGTTCGCGCCGTATATCGCGATGCGTGGTCCGGCGGCGTTCGAGCCGGTGTTTCCGTCCGAGGATTTGTATCCGTCGGTGTCGCTGTTCCCGACGCCGCGCGCGCAGTCTCCCGGTTTCGGGTTGTCGTTCACGCCGAGCCTGGGGTTCGAGGCCGCGCCGAAGTTTGCGCGGTCGTTCGGTATCGAACTGGACCCGCAGGTCGGCATGGGTACCGCACTCGGGTTCACGAAGGGCTTCGGGATCGAACTGTCCCCGCAGGTTGGAATGTCCGGCGCGGAGCGGTATTACCGCGAGTTCGAGCTGACGTTGACCCCGGAAATCGGTATGGACGCCGTGGGTAATGACGGTGTTGACCCGGTGGCGTTCGACGCGGTAACCATGTCCCAGCAAACGACGTCGACGTTCTCGTTCAACCACACGGCCACCGCCGGAGCGTCGGTACTGGTGTCACTGGTTGTACAGGGCAGCGACACGATCGCTTCTGTCACCTACGACGGATCAGCGATGACGCTTATCGGCAGCCAGGCTCTAAACAATAACGCTGGCAGTGGTTCCCAACACTTGTACGTCATTCATGGTGTTGCTGGCGGGTCCAAGCAGGTGACGGTCAACAAGCCCACCGGCTTCGGGTGGGTGGGCGCTGTCGCGGCCTCGTATCTGAACGCGACCGCCACCGGAACCGTGCAGAAGTCATACGGGAACAGTGGTTCGGCAAGCCTGTCGGCGTCCGCGCCTGGAGACGGTGGCCGGGTAGTCGTTTCGTTCGCCAACATGGGGAACCGGACGTTTACACCCTCTGGCGGAACGAACCGGTTCTCGGGTTCGGGCATATTCCCGATCCTGACCATCAGCGACGCGACGACGGCCACGAACTTCACGGCGACAAGCTCGTCGGGCACATGGGCCGCCATGGCGGTCCCGCTCAATCCCGTATAACCCGAAAGGAAACAATCATGGGCATTCCCAATGCAACTCACAAAGCAGCATCGGACGCTATCGCCGGTCTCGGTGACTGGATCAGTGTGCATACCGGAGCTGCCGGCACCACAGGGGCGAATGAAGCCACGGGTGGTGGATATGCGCGGGAGCAGACGTCGTGGACGTCGGGCTCCACGGGCACCAACACCGGCGACGAGGTTGAAATCTCCGTGGCGGCAGGCACCTACGTGGAGGGCGGCATCTGGTCGGCCAGCTCGTCGGGCACGTTCGTCGGTTCGGAAGCTTTCGACGACGGTGACGTGGAGGTGTCCGGTACGGGGGCGAGCATCTCCGTGACGCCCCGCATAGTCGCCTGAAATCCTGGATAGGGGAACTGTTTTGAACATCAAAACTGATCATCAGATCGTCGCGTTCGGCAACGACATGATGGGCTTGTTTGACCGTGACGGCACGCTGATTGTGCAGGCCGCCCGCGTGGTCGGCGGGTGGGAGGTCACCGCCGAGGGGCGGCCCCCGGCGACCGTGTTGGATCGGTCTTCGGCGATCACCGAAATGATCAACACCGCCCTCGCGGTGCTTCCGGGTGACGGTTATTCGTGCCTGGTGCCGAGGGGTTTGCGGGCGCAACCTTAGGAGGGGGTTTGGTATGGCTTATTCGAAGCAGTCGTGGGAGAACGTTCCCTCGACGAACACCCCGTTGTCGGCGGACCGTCTCAACCACATCGAGGACGGTATCGAAGGGGCGCATGAGGGGCTGGACGATAAGGCCGACCTCGCCCACGACCACGTTTTGGCCGATGTTACCGATGTCACCTCTACTGGCGCGGCTATTGCTGGCGCGGCGGATAACGATGCAGCCCTGGAGGCTTTGCAGCCGGAGTTGGACAACAAGATCCACGAGATCGTCGACTACTACGCGACCAACGAGTTGGATGTTCAGGTGGATGCTTCTGATGTGGTGTCGGGCACGCTGAGCATTAATCGCATCCCCGTGGGTAGTAGTGGTTCCACGGTGTGTGTTGGTAATGATTCGCGCCTGTCGGACCAGCGGACACCCTTGGACAACTCGGTGACCCTGGCCAAGATTCAGGACGGTGCGATCACCAACGCGAAGATCAATACCGGCGCGGCGATTGCGAAATCGAAGCTGGCTTCGGATGTGCAAACCTCACTGGGTAAAGCGGATTCGTCGGTGCAGAAATCCGGCACCGCAACGGGTATGTGGATGGGCACCACACTTCCAGGTACCGGCACGGCGGGTGTGTTGTATGTGGTGGTGCCGTGAAAGTTTGGAACGGCACGGCGTTCGTTGACCCCACCGCGTTCAAAGTGTGGAACGGGTCGGCGTTCGTCAACCCTGAGCTGTACACGTGGAACGGGACCGGTTTTCAGAAGCTGTGGCCCACGTTCACCCCGTTCAGCATTTCCAGCGAAGACCCCGGCTACGAGGACCTGATCGACGAGCCGGTTCCCGCAGGCGCTTCGGGCGCCTGGGTGACTCTAGTCGGCGGTGGCGGCGGCGGCGGTGCCGGATACAAAGGGGCTAGCGGAACATTCCGCCGCGGCGGCTCTGGTGGCGCGGGCGGCGCGAAGATCCCTCGGGTCTGGGTACCCCGCGCGGCGATGGGATCTACGTACTCCGTCATCCGCGGCCTTGGCGGCGCTGGAGGAGTTCCTGCGGCCTCGTCTGGAACCGGATCAACGCCGGGTGATGGCGGTAGCTCTTCGTTCATCACTGGCTCTATCACTTTGATCGCGGGTGGTGGCGATAACGGGACAAGTGCGGGAAGCGGAGGCGCTAACTGGGCCGGTGGTGGCACAGGAAGCGAGCCCAGCACTGTTTCAGGTGTCATTGGCGCATCAGTCATTGAGGGATCTGCGGGTGGCGACGGCGGTAACAGCTCCAAATCCCCCCAGGCTGGTGTCAACAACCCGAACGGGGCCGGTGCCGGTGGCGGCGGCGGGGGTAACTACACCGCCTCGCAGTCTGCCGGTTACGGTGCCCGGGGCGGTAACTCCACTCACGGTACCGGCGCAACCGGCGGCAACGGTGACGGTGATACCACCTTTAACGGCGCGAGTGCGGTCGATCAGACAGGCGGGAATCCCGGCGCGGGCGGCGGCGGTGCCCGCGGCCTGGGCAAGGGCGGTGATGGCGGCGACTACGGCGGCGGCGGCGGCGGTGGGGGCGGCGTGTCGACCTCGTCCAGCGAGGGCGCTGGCGGCGCTGGCGGTGACGGCTACGTCCTGATCGAGTGGGAATAACCCCGCTAACGGTTCGGGTCACCAGCAGCGCGGAGTTGATACACACGCTGCTTGGAAAGCTTCAGGGCGCGGCCAATGTCATGCCACGTGATGCCGTGGACAGTCATCGCCTCGTAGACGAGGGCAGCCAGTTCGGCATCAAGCTCGGCGATAGTCGCTGCGCGTTTCTGCCGGTTGGCGATCATACGGTCGATGATTGTCACATCTAGGAGTGTATCTCAAAGAAACACTTGTGCACGTGGTCAAACGCGGTTAGACTCACGTTCATCAACTTGAGACACCGCCCGGCGGGGCGATAGGCCTGAGAAACCAACCCCGCCAGGCGGCCCACCCCCCAACAAGGAGGCCCGAACCATGCTACGCAACACCATCGCAACCATCACAGCCGCCCTCACCCTCGCACTCCTCACCCCCGCAGTCGCAGACGCCGCACCCAAACACTGCGACAACCACGGCACCGGACACGGCAAAATCTACAAGCACGCCTGCGCCACCGGCAGCGGCGGAGCAAGCGCCGACTGGACCTACGCCACCCACGCCGACGGCACACCCAAGATGGACGGCCCCAAACACATCTACAAGTGCGTGCGCCACTGCGGCGGCGGCCGCCACCACGTCGAAACCACCGACACCTGGTGACCCGCCATGAAGATCCACGTTCAATCCCGCGGCCCCGCCGGCTGGAACGCAACAGTCCTCTTCACCACAGGAACCGTCCTGACTGTCGCTGACGACCAAGGTCGCAGGCACCTGATCGACACGTCCCGCGTCGCTATCAGGAGGCTGTCATGACCAGCCCCGAAAACATCACCATCCGACTCGGCAGAAGGCAGCTACCGCTCATCCCGGTCGTCACGATCACTCTGCCGCTGTTCCTGTTCGCGTTCGGCCTACTCCTGGGCTACTCCTGTCAATCGGGTGTGCTGTGAAACGCGTAGTAGGGGCGGTGCTGACTGTGGCTGACGAGCAGGGCTAAGGGGGAAATCGTGAACCGTCCCAGCAACAAGCAGCTCAGCAAATTCGTCCGCGAGTTCGACAAGCTGGGCCATGCCCGCAAAATGCTCGTTATCTTGGATCTGATGCAGTACGCCAGCGGTGACGGCGCCCCGTACGGAATCATCTACGAACTGCACCCCGACAACCGCTAAGAGAATCATGATCAGCAAACGAGTAGCGGGGGCGATCGGAACCGGACTCCTCGGCGGTGTCGCCCTCACCGGACTCATCTCGTGGATGTTCGCCACAGGACATCCAGCGATCGACTTCTTCATCGAACGCGACACCCTCTTCTACATCTGAACAACCCCCCACAGAAACCCCGCCACCACGAGGTGCGCGGGGTTTCTGCATGAAAGGACCCCCCGACATGGACCGGATCGGAATCATCCTGCTCAAACTGCTCGGACCGCTCGCCGACAGGATCGCTGACCGCATCGCCGACAGGATCACCGAGAACCTGCCCGATCTGTCCGATTTGGATGATCAGATCGTCGCGAAACTCCCCGACCTGTCCAACCTTCCAGAACAGGTCATCAACATCATCGACAGCGCGCTCCGCTCCATCCCCGTCCTCGGCGGAATCCTCGGGAGCAAACGATGAGCTTCACCTGGTTCGCCGACAAGCCGCTACGCACCCGCGAACAAGTCGCCCGCGAAGTCCACGCCGTCTCCCTAGCCCGTGGCCTCGATGAACTCGCCACCGTCATCGCCCTGATGACCATCTCCACCGAGGTCGGCACCGGCACCGGCGATGACCGCAAGTGGTGGTGCCCCGCCAACGACCGCGTGCCCGCCACGAAGAACTACCCCCACGACTCCCGCAGTGACGACAACCGATCCTCCGGCTACTTCCAGCAGCAACCCGGACCCAACGGCGAACCCTGGTGGGGCACACCCGAAAACATGATGACCCTGCCACAAGCAGCCAACACGTTCCTCGAACGACTCTCCGACGACTACAGGCGCGCCGCCAACAACCCCAGGTTGGCCGGCGAGTTCGCGCAACGAGTCCAGCAATCCGCATACCCCGACCGCTACGCCGACAAATGGGACGAAGCCTGGTCGGTGCTGCGACGTGCCCTCAACGAAACCACACCGGAGGAACCTGTGACCGAAAACCGGCCCGCCTATAACGAGTTTCCGATCTGGTCGGCCAACAACAGCGCCCGCAGCGGCAAGCCCACCATGTTCCTGATCCACACCCAGGAAGGTGGTGGTGGGGACGCTGCCGCCGAGAACCTCGCCAAGTGGTTCCAGAACGCCAACGGCGTCTCCTACCACTACACCATCTCCCAGGCGTCCGATGGTGGTGTGACGGTGGTGGATTGCGTCGACACCGACCGCGCCGCCTGGTCTGTGGGCAACGCGAACAGCATCAGCATCAACCTGTGCTTCGCTGGGTCCCGCGCATCATGGACGCTGGATCAGTGGATGAAGCAGTCCAACGCAATCGACGTCGCAGCATATCTGGCGGTGCAGGACGCGAAGAAGTACGGCTTTGAGCCACTTGTTGTGCCCCCGCCGTACGTGAATGGCCGCCCGGGCATCTCGGATCACCGGTGGGTGACTGACGTGTTCAAGTGGGGCACCCACACCGATGTTGGTGCCTGGTTCCCGTGGGACTACTTCACCGAACGCGTCAACCACTGGGCGGCTGGCGGCAAGACCGAACCTGAACCGCCGAAGGTGAAGCACTTCCCGGACGACTGGACCGATCGCGAAATCCTCGTCGAGATTCTGCGGCAACTGCGCGGATACAACCTCACTGGCTGGCCGCAGCTCGGCGGAAAAACCCTCGTGGACGCGGTAGCAGAACTGTTGGGCCACTGATGCGCATCGACGGCCAATACGTCGGCCTCGGACCAGGGGACAGATCCGACGAGATCCGCAAGATCAAAGCGTTCATGCGGCGCAAGTTCTCCTACGCCGCGACGCTGGCCGACACCGAGTTCTACGACGAGGCCATGACGGCAGCAGTCGCCGAGATGCAATCCCGGTACAACACGGCTGGGCAGCTGCGCGACGGGCTCTACATCCCGGGGATTGTAGGGGCCGAAACCAAGTACGTCATGGGGTATCTATCCCGGCCCGTCATCGACACCCGGCCAGTCCTGTTCACCGTGTGCGGCACCGGCGTGCCCTGGTGGGTCGGCCCCGACGCCGACACCGCACGCGCCGTCGAAGACCAATACCTGTGGCAACCCATCGGATACCCCGCCGCACCGTTCCCGATGGGCCGATCCATCACCGCAGGAATCACCGAGGCGCACAACCAGGCCAACCGGTGGCGCGAACGCATCGAAACCCACGGGACCGCACTGGCGGGCTATTCGCAAGGCGCGGTGGTCCTCTCGGAGCTGTGGATGAACCACATCGCACCCGAAGACGGCTCCCTGCGATGGATGAAACCCCATGTGCGTAAAGCGGTCACGTGGGGCAACCCGAACCGCGAACTCGGACACGTGTGGGCTGATCACGGCGGCTCCCCAATGGCCCCATCCAACACCCAGGGCGTGTCCTCCAACGGCATGCGCAACACCCCCGACTGGTGGCGCGACTACGCCCACCAAGGCGACCTGTACGCCTGCACCGAACCCGGCGACACACAAGAGGTCCGAAACGCCATCTGGCAGATCGTGCGCGACCTCGACCTGTTCACCGGCCCCGATTCACTGCTGGCCCAAGTGATCGAACTCGCGCAAGCCCCGCTGCCGGAAACGATCGCGATCACCCGGGCGATCCTCGACGCCGGCATGTTCTTCGCGAAACGCACCGGCCCGCACGTGGACTACAACCCCCAGCCCGCCATCGACTACCTACGCACATAGGAGGCACCATGCTGACACGTTCATTCTGGATCGACGCCGCCGAGCGGGCCATACGCACATTCGCCCAAACCGCGATCGCCACCCTCGGCGCCGGGGCAGTCGACCTGATGACCACCGACTGGATATCGGTGCTGTCCGTGTCCGGCGGCGCGGCCGTCGTATCACTGCTGATGTCGATCGGCGCCGAACGCCGCGGAAACCCCGGAACGGCGTCGGCCACTAGAGCGGTCACCACCGCATGATCTGGGAATCGGTGCGCGAAGCGGTGAACGCGGCGTACCAGCCTGACGACGGTATCGACCTGATAGGACTGCTCATCATCGGACTGCCCTCCACCATCGCCGCCATCGGAACAGGGATCGTCGGCGTACTCACCGTTCGGGGGCAGCGCAAAGGCCGGGAGCGCGCACGCCAGATCGACGCGAAAACCGATGAGATTCACGAGCAGACCGTCAACACCCACGACACCAACATGCGTGACGACCTCGACGAGATACGCGATCTGGTGCGCGACGGCTTCAAACAGATCCAACGCGACATCGGAGGACTGCGGGAGGAGCTGCGAACCGAACGACTGGAACGAATCGAAGGCGACAAACGCCGCGACCGGTAACCACCAGGAAAGAAGGGCGCACGAATGTCACTACTGGCCGATCTCGCGGGCCTGCAACCCCGCACATGCCCCGCATGCGACTGGGCGGGCGCCCGGTCGAAACAGGAACGCGCAGAGATAAACACGGCGGTGGAGTCCGCCAAACGCGGCGAGGTTCAGTTCACCGACGTGCTGCGAGTACTCATCAAACACGGCATGCCCGACATGAATCCGCAATCGTGGCGGCACCACGCAAGGAACCATCATGTCCCTGACTAGCGACCTACGTCAGGTCCGCATATCCGAGGGTGTGCGCAACAAGATTCTGATCCTCGACGTCGAACGGCTCCCCGGCATCACCGAACAGTACTGGTGGGACAGGGGCGACCTGAAGAACCGGTATGTGCAGTACGAGACGGTGACCCGAATGCCGCGCACCACGATCGTGTGCGCCAAGTGGTACCACGACGCCGAGGTCATTCAACTCGCGGAATGGGACAGTGGTGGCCGCAAACGGTTCCTGCGGCGCGTGCATAATCTGCTGTCGCAGGCTGACATTGTTGTCGGGCACTACATCGACGAGGCGGATGTGCCGTGGCTGAAAGGCGACCTGCACATCGAGGCTGGGTTGCCGCCGCTGCCGCCGTTCAAAACGGTGGACACACTGAAGGTGTTGCGCCGTGAGTTCAAATCCGGGGCGCCGTTCAAAGGGTTGGATGCGTTCTGCCAGATCGTCGGGCTGTCTGCGAAAACTGATCGCTACGACCGGTTTGCGATGGAACGCGCCGTGACGGAGAAGAGCGCCGTGGACCGGGAACGTCTCATCGCCTACTGTGTTGGTGACGTCATTGCCACGCAGGGGTTGTACGACTTCCTGAGGCCGCACATCAAGAATCATCCGGCGCTGTTTGTGGACGGCGAGGACAAGCTGACGGTGTGTAACCGGTGCGGCAGTGAAACCGTGTTGATTCCGCGCCGATATGTGGCGAACGTGCTGACCTACACGATGCGCCGCTGCACCAGCTGCGGCGCGCATTCGCGGTTGTCCATTGAGCCTGAGCGCATGAGCGTTGTGCGGGGGGTGTGACGTGAATATTCGTGTGTGTACGTTCCTCGATCACGGTGTGACGGTGGGATTCCTGTGGGACGCGATCAAGGCGTGGGTTCGTCGTGATGTCTGCTGATCCTGTTCGCGGCGCGATCCAAGCCAGCTTGGACGCGATGGGCGACGGTTGGCAGGTGGCCCACTATGTGGTGGTCGTCGGGTTGGAACGTATCGACGGCGACCGCATGGACTTGGGTGCTACGACTGTGATCACACCTATAGGTCAGGCGGGGTATGTCACCGATGGTTTGGTGAACCGTTATTGGGATGAGTCGTCTGGTGAGTGATCCGCAGTTGGAGTTGTGGCGGTCGGTGTGGCTGGCGGTCGTGGCGGGGATGATCGTCGCGCTGCTGGTTTACGTCCTGGCTTAATCTTCGGATTGTGAAGGCAGCCGCCCCCCTTGCAATCTCCAGTGGTTATCAGGGCTCCACGCTCGGGAAACGCCAGATGCGATGACGTCCGATCTCGGACAGAGTTGTGTATTCGTTGACTCTGATGAGTAGGTCTTCGTCGGATTCCTGGCGCTCCCTGTATGCCCAACCCCCGCGTTTGCTGACGCCGGGTATAGGCGGAATGTTCGGATCAAACTCGACAACCCAATTGTTCTCACGAAGCATCCGGTAAAACGAACGGAGACGCTTCAGCTTGTAATCTTTCATGCCTTTGCCGCGTGTGGCGATGTATTCGCCATGATCCCTCAGTCGTTTATGCGGCGCGCACTGAGAAAGAGGCTCAGGCACCTTGAACGGGTATTCGCGGCGGATAACCTGCCGGTCGGTCAATTTACCTCCGTACGTGTGAACGTGCCATGAAACAGCCTGTGGTGTCACACCGTACATCCGGGCGATATCCGACTCAGTCTCCCCCGTAGCTTTCAGAGCCTCAATCACTTCTAGCGAGAGGCGGGGGAGCTGTTCTCTGGTGGTCTTCATCGGTCCTCCTTGTATTAACGTGTCAAGGGCGGATTTCGAACCCCCTCGCCTCATTTTTTGATGATCAGAATCGGTCGCTGAGCGCTGCGTCGGACGCTGTAACCGCGTCCCGCCAACGCCTCGCGCACCCGGTCGATCAGATTCTCGGTTTCAGCGGGGGTGCGTCCGTTGACTGTGATCTGAGCGCCGTCAACGTGGCGGTGGACGAACACACCGTAGGTATCCCAGCCGACGGTTGAGGTGTACAGCCCCGACGAATTCAGGGTGCGGCTGACCGCGGTGGCGTTGGTCCTCACTTCTTCATCTCCTTCAGGTTCGAGTCGCACTTAGCGCAAGTGCGCCACAAGCGAGCGTCGGTACCGGCCTCGGAGTTGGACCACCGAGCACCCATGCGAGCGTTCTGCCCGCAGAGGGTGACCTGCTCGTCTACGGTGTAGTGCTTGACCGGGCTGTTCGGCTTGCGGAAGTTCTTGATGACCATGTATCAAGTATGAACCCGATGCTCGTTACGTGTCAAGGGCCAATTTCAAGATTCTTCCGGTTACGTATCAGGCCAGGTCAGCCCATGAAAAACCCCCGACCCGAAGGCCGAGGGCTCAGAGCCCGGGGCTACCGGACGGCGGGGCCGCGAGGGCCTCAGCCCCGCTCACGCGCAACCGCCGCTCGGCATTCAGCAGACATTCCCACATGTCCGTGCTGTCACTGACAACACGGCTCCAGGTTTTCCCAGGTCGCTACAGGTCTAAAAAGGTCGGAACAGAACCACACGGGTGTTTTTTCGCAGGTAAGCGCCCATTTCCCCACGATACGAAGGGGTTCGAATCCCCTTAGCTCCACCCAAAACCGCAGGTCAGCGAATCGCCCAGAATCTGACAGCACCGATGACATCACAACGGATAGAATCCGGGTATGGCATCAGTGCGTGAACGGGTCCGCAAAGACGGAACCACCGCCTACCTGGTCTCCTACCGGTTCGGCGGCAGAGGAAGCGCACAAGGCGCACTCACCTTCGACAATCGCAAAGCAGCAGACGCCTTCGCCGCCGCCGTCGACGCCCACGGTGCTGCACGCGCCCTGGAGATGCACGGCATCAACCCCGCACCGCGAGGAACCAAGTCCGAGCTGACCGTGGCTGAGTGGATCCGGCACCACATCGACCACCTCACCGGCGTCGAGCAGTACACGATCGACAAGTACGAGCAGTACCTCGCCAACGACATCAAACCGAACCTCGGCGACATCCCCTTGTCGAAGCTCTCCGAAGAGGACATCGCCCGCTGGGTGAAGGTCATGGAAACCACCGGCGGCCGCGACGGCAACGGGCACGCCCCGAAAACCCTCCGCAACAAATACGGGTTCCTATCGGGGGCACTGAACGCCGCCGTCCCCCGATACTTGTCCACCAACCCTGCGTCGGGCCGCCGCCTGCCCCGTGGGGACGCTGAGGACGACGACGAGATCCGCATGCTCACCCACGCCGAGTTCGACCGGCTCCGCGACGCGGTGACACCTCACTGGAAGATGATGGTTCAGTTCATGGTGTCGACCGGTTTGCGGTGGGGTGAGGTGTCGGCGCTGCAGCCTAAGCATGTGGATTTGGAGACGTCCACGATCAGGGTGCGGCAGGCGTGGAAGTACTCGTCTGCCGGGTATGTGTTGGGGCCGCCGAAGACGAAACGGTCCCGCCGCACGGTGGATGTGCCGGCCAGGTTGTTGGAGCGGCTGGACTTGTCGAACGAGTTTGTTTTCGTCAATACCGATGGTGGACCGGTCAGGTATCCGGGGTTTCTGCGTAGGGTGTGGAATCCGGCTGTGGAGAAGGCTGGTCTGGTGCCGCGGCCGACTCCGCACGATTTGCGGCACACGTATGCGTCGTGGCAGCTAACGGGCGGGACACCGGTGACGATTGTGTCTCGCCAGCTGGGTCATGAGTCGATTCAGATCACGGTGGACACGTACACGGATGTGGATCGGACGAGTTCGCGGGTGGCGGCGGAGTTTATGGACGGATTGTTGGGGGACTTTTAAGACCCAGATGCGCCCTACCAGGATCTAGATCCTGGTAGGGCGCCTTTTTGTGTTTGCGGGCCTTTCACTCGGTCATAGTCCAGGCTCCGCAGCCGCTTGTGCGGAACATGATGCGGTGGTCGCCGTTGATGGTGCCGGTCCACGACGACACCCCGTCGGGTTGGATGTTCGCGCGGACGGTGCCGGATGATGCTTCACCTTCGCGGAGTGTTTCGCCGCCGCGATACTCGGAGACGCTGACGATGGCCCAGGTGCAGCCGGGGGAGTCGGGTGGGATGGTGGCGGTGTAGGTGCCCCAGTCGTATCCGTCGGCGCCGCCCATGTTGTGGTAGCCGTCGCCGGGGATGGTCCGATACGGGTTCACGCGCGCTGTGGTGGTGGTTGACGTTGTGGCGGCTTGCGTTGTGGTGTCGTCGTCCTTGTCGCCACGGGCGGAGACGATGGCGACAAGGACGAGGACGCCGAGCGCGGCGGCCATCACTTTTCCCAGCGAGACTGCGTTGTTGTTGTTGTTCATGGATGTGTGCGCTTTCTGGTGAGGGGCTGGCAAACGTGACGCACTGTCGGTTATCTAATCGTGATATTCCCATTTGTGGGCTTCGTGTGTCGATCTTGGCAACGATCCGTTAGCGTCTACGCATCCGGTTGCGAGGGGCGGCCGGTGTTGTTCATTTCGGTAGGTGCAGCCCATGTTTGATGACGATCTCGATACTCTGCTGGCGCGGATTTTGAACGCGATGGATGAGTGCCCGCCAACAATGTGGTCGCTGGACCGGGCGCGCCTAGTCCTTGCGGCGTTGACGCGCCCGGACGCTCCTGGCGACGTGGGCGTGGATCGCAGGGCCTGTTTCGCTGGCCCTAGGCTGGCGCGGTTGCGGCGACTCACCGGGCCTGGCGCCTAAGGCTTCCTCCTGGTCTTGATGCGTTTCGCGCGGTGTTCGCGTCGTCTGCGCAGTTTCCATGACATTTCGTACCTCCTGTAATCGTCGCCGGACTTCGGCGAGAAGTTCGTCATCTGAGTAGCGGCCTATCGCTGGCTCAGGTGGCGGCGGCGGAATATCTGACTGCTGAAATCCGGCTATCGCCAGGGCTTCGGTCACATCCCATTCGACGGCTCGGGCAGCGGCGGCCACGGTGGCTGCGGTTGTTCCGATTGGGATCAGTGTGCCTTTGTTGATCTGCCATCCCGTCTCCAACTGCTTCCACCGTCCTGCGCTGACGGCTGGTTTGTCGCCGCCTGGTGGCGTTGTGCGCCGCGATGCTTCGCGCTGAGATAGCCCAGCGCGTTCTCTGTGCCGCTTGAGTTCCGGCCCGAATGGCCAGTCCTCGCGGTGTTCCTTGTTCTCGTTCACGCCTACATGTTCGCGTGCAAACAGGTGCAAAGTCCACTGCTTGCACCGCGCCGATTCTTTGCAGTTACGCGCATGTAATTTTCGAACATCGCAGGTCAATGCGTTGTTGGCGCGAACTCATCGCGAACTGTTGCAGTTTGCACTTGTTCGCAGTACAGTTGGCAGCATGGTCAAACAGTCCTACGGGGTGTGGCAGGAACTCCGGATCATCCGTGAGCGCACAGGTTGGTCATCCGCCGAGCTGTCCCGCGAAAGCGGAGTTTCCGCCCCTTACCTCTCCCAGCTTGAGAACGGCGACCGATGGCCGAACGCCACCGTCACCAAGAAGCTCGCCGTCGCGCTCAAGGTTCCCGTCTCCGTATTAGAGCGGCCAGCCGAGCAGAAAAACCCCGCCGCATAAAAAAGCCCTCACCTGTGTGCAGCAGGTGAGGGCAGAGACAACGAGGAGAAGCTCGAATGTCTGAACTCAATCGTATCAACCGAGGGGTCTGCCCGACTCCCGGCAAGAAGCAGTACCGGTCACAGTCCGAAGCGAATCGGTTCATCTTCTACTCGGATCCTCAGCGTCTGATCAAAAAGTCACACGGCGGCGTGACCGTCGGGCTAGGGAACTACGACGGAACTGACCTGGCCTACCTCAATGTTGCCGGTTACCGAAATGACGCCGATGTCCTTCTCACCGCCGGTGAACTCACAGATCTGATCGACCAGCTGACCATCATCCGAAACGCGATGAGGCTGACATGACTTTTCATTCGAGGCCGAGGCCGAAGGTGCAGCACTTTCCGAAACCGAAGAAACCACTGTTTGTGTCGAAACCGAAAGGGGGAGCGAGATGATCGAGGCGTACCCCGTGGAGCAGGTGGCAGACAAGTACCTGCCTCACATGAAGGACCGGGTTCGGTGGATGAAGCGCCGACTCAAGAAGGGCGAGATTCCGGGGAAGCAGCTGTCGCGGAGTGTGTGGGTGATGACGGACGCCCATATTGAGCAGTGGCTTTCGGGTGGCCCGTCTGTAGCCCATCAGGATCCGGTTGAACCGGTGTCGTTGGTTGATGGGTTGTCGGCGCGGTCGCGGCGGAGATTGGCGAGTTGATGGTCAAGGAAATTTGGCTTCCAGTACCGGGTGAAGTGACTCGTCCGTCGGGGTTGTGGAAAGCGTTGGCGGAGTTAGACGCCAGGCAGATGAAGGAAGCGGCGGAGCTGGATGCGTTGCGTGAGGAAAACGCGCGGCTGCGGTGCCGCCTGCAGGAACTGGGGGAGACAGCGTGAGCGATCCAGCAGTAGAAGCTGCGACACGGGTTATGAAGCTGGTTTACGCATACCCGACGCCCAATAGAGACCTTGTTCTTGCTGCCCGCGAGGTGTTGAAGCCGATCCGCGAACTACACCACCCAATCGATGAGCACGGCGATTCTGTCGAAGAGTGCAGCGAGTGTAGACACCGTTGGCCCTGCGATACCGCCAAGCTGATCTACACCTCTGAGGAGCTGGATCGGTGAATCTTGTTGAGCGTTTGAATGCCAGGTTTAACAACGTGATTCATGACGGACTCGCCTTGGTGGGTGCTGTGGTGGATCCGTGGCTGGCCAAGCTTGAGCGTCAGGCCATGAGCAATGCGTTGGGGCGGGATTTCGGCTTGGACTACGCGGATGGTCTTGCGGCTGCGGAGGCTGAGGAAGAAGTCCACGAACCCGGATTCGCCTCTGTCCGCGGCAATGCCCCAGACCCGTCACCCGTCTCGGTGGGTGACACTGGTCCCGGCGCGGGCATGGTTCCCCCGCCTCCCCCCGCGCCGGGACCTTCCAAATGCACCTGCCCCACAGTGGAATGCGAACTCCTCGCTGAGGACATCTGCGATGAGGCTGAGGAAGACGAACTGCTCGACGAGTTCATGGAGTTGGGGGAGTTCCTGGATTCCGCGACCGCGGAAGAACTCGCCGCCATGCGCCAGCAGCGTGAGGTGTCCGAGGAAGATCTCACGATGCGCATCGCTGATCTTCATGGCTGGTCTGTGCCGAGCATCGTGGACAGTCGGATCGCTCGGGCTCTGCTGGAGACGTATCACATCACCCCGAGATAGATCGACCCATCCAAACAAAGAAGAGGAACTCCCGATGTCCATTGATCTCGACCGCATCACCCACCCCCTTCGCCTCGCGAAAGGCAGCCACCAACCCGGCTCCGGGAAAGGCTGCGCCATGAACGTCATCTCATACATCAACGGCGACACCAAAATCACCGACTACCCTGAGTGCTCAGCACGCCCACTGGCCGCCCTGGTGCAGATGTGCAACGACCAACTTGCTGGACCTGACGGATTTCTATCACCCGAGAACAGTGTGCTGGTTCTCGACTTGGGTTGGAAGACAGTCGGCACTGCAGGTGTTTCGGATGCTGTCCACGCGTTGTGGATTGCCGACATGCTGGACTCCCCAGAGTGGGGCGCCGTCCGGTTCGCGGATGAGGTTGGTGCGGTGGCGATCCGCGAGATTGCGGATTTGCACCGTCAGGCGGCGTCGGGTCAGGTGCCGTTTGCGTGGGCCGCATGGAGCGCCGCATGGAGCGCCGCAGAGAGCGCCGCAGAGAGCGCCGCAGGGTACGCCTGTAGCCCCGCACGGAGCGCCGCAGAGAGCCGCGCATGGAGCGCCGCATGGAGCGCCGCAGAGAGCGTCGCAGAGAGCGCCGCATGGAGCGGCGCACTCATCGAGTTCACGCGGCAGTCGATTACCCGGTGGCGCGAACTCGCCGACCTCGACCCTGAAACCGAGATTGACGCAGCAGATATCAATTCCGCTCTGGCGCGGATCCACGACGCCGGGTTCATGTGTGTGGAGTCCAAGGAGGCCGAAGAATGACCGGCGCCCATGCATCACTGCTGGGGTTGTTGGCGTTCCTTGTTTTCCATCACTACACGGTGGTTCGTGAGCTGCGGTACATGCGGTTGCAGAACACCAAGATGGAGACGGACCTCATCTGCTTGCGGAACAAGTTCGGTCTCCTATGACCGCCCCGGTCGACGTCCGCGACGAGATCGATGAACTCGTGGACTGGCAGCTCCGCCGGGAACCCCGGGGCTGGGTTCAGGCTGACGCAGGCGGGCCGCCGCCCCATTGCGCGGGACGACGGCCCTAACACCGGAAACAACACAACCAAAGAAAGGACGCTTCCGATGCTAACCCCAGATTCTAAACCCGCATGGTGGGACCACCACCAAACCAACTGGTCCGACCTCCCCGTCACCACCAACCCACCCATGGCTGACCTCGACCTCTTGAAGGAACTGGAGGACCTGGCGGAGTTGGTGTTGATCCACACGGAGAGTGTGTCGTGGTTCCGCCCGTTCCTGCCGCCGGTGCACTGGGAGAACGAGCCGACGATCTGGGAGCAGATGAACGGCGACGCTGTTGTCGGGTTGTTGCGTGACTACCTCACCGAGGGAGACGCAGCATGAACGCCCGCACCGTCGACCTCTTCATCATCTGGGCAGCAGTCATCGGTGTTCCGCTGGCCCTCGCCAACATGTCATTCGCCCTGTCTGACGATCGAATGGTGGAAGCTTCCATCCACGTCGTCATGGCTTTTATCTCAGCTTTTCTCGGTGTCCGCTCGTTGACGCGCTTGGGTGGGGGTGAGTGACCAATGGCTCATTGGAAGTACTGGTGGACGATGCCCCTGCTGATCGCCGCGGGCATCATCGGCCCCGGACTCGCCGCACCAGAAGCCAAAGCAGACATCACATCCGACGCGTTCGTCATGGCACTTGACTCCGAAGGCATCACCTACAGCTCCAAACCCGCCGTCATCAACGCCGGCAAAGCCGTCTGCGACGTCCTCGACACCGGATACACCATGTACGAAGCCTCAGTCTTCGTGTACAACAACTCCAACCTGGACCTGTATGACTCAGGGTATTTCGTGGGTGCCGCCACCGCATCGTTCTGCCCTGAACATTTGAGCGGCACGGGGTGGGTGTGATGCCGAATTCCCCGTTCATCCGGTTGGCTGAAGTTCACACCGAAGACTGGCGCCGCGACGCGATCTGCACACAGATCGACCCGGAGGCGTGGTTCCCCGAGAAAGGGATCCGCAACGACGACGCCAAAGAAACCTGCTGGAAATGCCCCGCACAAGCACGCTGCCTCGAATACGCCCTGGAAAACAATGAGGGCTGGGGTATTTGGGGTGGATTCACGGAGAAGGAACGACGCGCTATCAGGCGTGGAGAAATGACCCCGGTGAACCAACGCAAAATGATGCCTTGCGCGATCTGCGGTAGCGACTTCACACCGAAACACCGCCGCGCCAAGTATTGCTCCACGAAATGCAAGAACCGTGCCTATGCGTTGGCTCGCCGACAGCAGAGGCGGGGAGCATGAACATCGACTGGTTCGCTGTCGAGTGCGCCTCCAACGGGACACCGATGCGGCTCAACACCGATGAGCGTCGAATGTTGGTGCGTCGCCGCCCGAACCTCCCCGAGGTTGAGCTGGCGCGCCGATCGTTCTGCACCGTTCGAACCATCGAACGTGATCGTGCCGACTTGGCCGACGCAGAACAGCAGCAGTGCCCCCTGTGTGGTCAAGCCGCGTGGGTGATCCACACCGGGATTGTGGAAGCACACCCGGACAAGCTGCTGCAGGAATGCCCTATGTCTGGCCAGTCGGTGGCAGCTGATTGGGAATCGCAAACCGCCGCAACCGTTGTGTGGCTGTCCAGGCGTATCCGTGTCGGCGACTCCATCGGCGTGTGGGACTACCTCACCAAGCTTCCCGAGGACCAGCGCACCCAACTACTCATGGCCGCGTTGGCTGGCATCCCTGATGTGGAGGATCCGTTCGCGTGGATCACTGAGGAAGTGGAGCAGGTCGCATGAGCAACGGAAACCGACTTACCAATGAGCAGGTGAAGAGGATCCTGTCGATGACTCGTGACGGGTTTTCCGCCAGGCATATTGCTGAGGTTGTGGGGTGCTCACCACGCACGGTTACTCGTGTGAGGGCCGCAGCCGATGCGCGGGTGATGAACCCTGACAGGTTCACCCCACTCACCGCAGACCAGCTGGAGTTCGCCGAATACCTCCTCGAGGACGGCGCCCCCTACCAGGAGGTTGCCAGCACATTGGGGGTGTCCCGCACCACCATTGAGAAGCACTTTCCTGGGCGGGCGTGGAAGCCCAAGCAGATCGCCGAATATCAGTCGTTGATGGTGCGGTTCCGCCGGCTGGAGGCGTCGTGATGTGCAGGTGTGGGCACAACCGGTCCTGGCACAGGTATGCGTGGGATCGGTTCCGCCAAGTGTGGGACACCAGTTGTGAAGCCACCAACTATCACGGCCCTGCTGGGCATGAACGCTGCCGTTGCTCCAAATACCAAGACAAGGAAGACGAATGATCACTGATACGAGGGTCATCACTGCGAGGGATGACGCGAAAGCCGGCGCAGCCGCACTTGATGACGCGAGGTGTGCTTTGCATGAGCTGTTGTCGGAGGGGCCGCAGTTGCCGTTCCTGGACCGTGAAGCGCTGGAACTGAATTTGGAAGTTGTGAACAAGGCGTTGTCTCGGGTTGATGCGGTGATCGGCTCGTTGGACCGGCTGGCGGACAGGTGGACAGAATGAGCGACCGCGCCGAAAAACTGTTGCAGCGAACGAAAGCCGCTGATTTCCTCCGAAGCAAGGGCCTGCTCACCGACAAAGAGGTGGCTGACGTGATCCACCAAGCCGTTCATGACGCAACGAAACCGGAGGCTGACGATGAGTGATCAGACCCGTATCGAGGCGACTCTCGTGAGTAGCGAAACCCAAAAACTCACGTGGGAGTGGTTCACCGGTTTTGTTGGCCCCGGTAGGTGGCGTGCGGTACTGCCCGGTGATCGGCGCAACGCGTGGATCAATCCGTCCGATGTGGCTGGTGATTTCCGTTGGTCTGTGGAGGACAACACGTGTGCGCGGGTTTTGGCGTGGGGGTATGAGGAAACGTTGGACGCCGCGATGGCCGCTGCCGCCGCTGCTGCTGCGGAGGTGACCGAATGAGCCTGTCCTTCAAACCCGCAACCCGAGAAGCATCGTATGCCCGTATCGCTCTGTCCGGGCCTAGCGGCAGCGGCAAAACCTACACTGCCCTCGCGCTCGGCACTGCTCTTGCGGACAAGGTTGCGGTCATCGACACCGAACGTGGATCCGCGTCAAAATACGTGGGGCTCAACGGCTGGCAGTTCGACACCGTCCAACCCGACAGCTTCTCACCCCTGTCCCTCGTGGAACTGCTCGGTTTGGCGGCTGGCGGGGAGTACGGCTGCGTCATTGTCGACTCCTTGTCCCACTACTGGATGGGTGTCGACGGCATGCTTGAGCAAGCTGACCGGCACGCCGTACGGGGCAACACGTTCGCCGGGTGGAAAGAAGTCCGACCCGACGAACGACGCATGATCGACGCCTTGGTGTCCTATCCCGGCCACGTCATCGTTACCATGCGATCAAAAACCGAGTACGTCATCGAAGAGAACGAGCGCGGCAAGAAAACCCCTCGCAAGGTGGGCATGAAACCGGAACAGCGCGACGGAATCGAGTATGAGTTCGACGTTGTCGGCGACCTGGATCACGACAACACGCTCACGGTGGTGAAGTCCCGAATCCACACCCTGGCCAAGGCTGTTGTGCCGATGCCGGGGGAGGAGTTCGCCCACCAGATCCGGGATTGGTTGTCGGACGGGGCACGTGTCCCCACAGTCGCGGAGTACCGCAAACAAGCGCTGGCGGCCGAGACCCGTGAGGAACTCAAATCCCTCTATGACGAGGTGTCTGGTCACAAACTCACCGTCGCTCCGACTGTAGATCGGGACGGAAACTCCACCGTCCTGGGGGATCTGATCACTGATTTGGCCCGCGAAATGAAAAGGGCCGAAGCATGAGCCGCCGGTTCACGGGGTTTCCCCCGGAAGTCAAGGAATTGATCTGGGCTCGTGCGCATGGTCGTTGTGAACGCTGTAACGAGTACGCCTCGGACGCTACTGCACACCATCGCAGGCCCCGTGGTCTTGGCGGCTCTCGCCGCGACGACACCAACGTGGCTTCTAACGGGCTGTGGGCTTGTGGTGCTTGTCATCGTTGGGCGGAGTCCTATCGTGCGCAAGCGTTCGCTGAAGGTTGGCTTGTTCGTCAATCCCAATCCCCCATCCAGATTCCCGTCCTCTACCGCAGCCAATGGGTGCTGCTCGACGACGACGGAAACACCTACCGGATACCTAACCCTGTGGAGGCAACACAATGACTACCTACGCAGAGTTCCTGGCGCGCAAGACGGCTCTTGTCGAGCAGCCTGGAAGCGAGGTCTCATTGGCCGACATGCATCCTATGCTGCACCCCTGGCAGAAGGACCTTGTGCGGTGGGCGGTGCGAACCGGCAGAGCGGCATTGTGGGCCGACACTGGCATGGGAAAGACGGTGATGCAGCTCGAATGGGCACGGCTGTCCGGCGACCGCCCGCTGATCGTCGCGCCACTGGCCGTATGCGCACAAACCGTCCGCGAGGCCAACAAACTCGATGTGACCGCCGAATACATCGCCGAGCCCGACCCCGACATGTTCCGCCGCGCGCAGATCATCGTCACCAACTACGAACGGCTGCACAACTTCTCACCAGACATGTTCGATGCCGTGGTGCTAGACGAGTCAAGCATCCTCAAACAGTCGGATGGGAAAACCCGGACAATGCTTATCGAATGGGCCTCCGGGATTCCACACCGGCTTGCTTGCTCAGCTACCCCGGCGCCGAACGATCCCGAAGAACTGACCAACCAAGCTGAATGGCTCGGGCGGATGTCCAGAACACACATGCTGGCCGCCTACTTCATCCACGACTCAGACGGATGGCGACTCAAGGGCCACGCCCGTCAACCGATGATCGAGTGGATGGCGCAATGGGCTGTCGCACTGACGAAACCGTCCGACGTTGGGGGCGATGACACCGGATACATACTGCCCGGGCTGGAGGTCATTCCCGAGATCGTCCACGCCGACATCGAAGTTGAGGGGCAACTGTTCGCCACCGACATCGGAGGTGTGACAGGCCGCGCAGAGTTGCGCCGCAAGACGTTGCAGGCCCGCGTTGATCGCGCCGCGAAGCTGGTCGCTAACAACCCCGGCCCGTGGATACTGTGGTGCGGATTGAACTCTGAAGCTGAAGCGCTGGCAGCGGCGGTACCAGGTTCGGTCAACGTTCACGGGTCACTGGACCCGGACGAGAAAGCGCAGCTACTACTGGGATTCGCAGACGGCCAGTTCGAAGTCCTGATCACGAAGCCGAGCATCGCATCGCAGGGCCTGAACTACCAGCACTGCCACCGCATGGCGTTCGTCGGGATGGGCGACAGCTACGAGCAGTACTACCAGGCGATCCGACGCTGCTACCGGTATGGACAAACCAAGGTTGTGTATGCGCACGTCATCGTTTCAGAACTGGAATCACAGATCGCGGCGAATGTCGCACGCAAAGAACAGCAAGCCAGCGATATCACACGCGCGCTGGTCGAAGAGATGCGAAAGATTGAGAGGTAAATCAGAATGACCGACTACATCACCGGTGAAGAACACGGACAGAACTGGACACTCCTGCTGGGGGACAGTTGCGATCGGTTATCCGAAATTGAAAGTGAGACAGTCGACTTGTCGGTCTGCTCCCCTCCGTTCGCCAGTTTGTTCACCTACAGTCCGTCGGTGCGCGACCTGGGGAACAGTGCCAGCCGCCGAGAGTTCTTCGAACATTACGGATTCATCATTCGGGAGCAGTTGCGGGTCACGAAGCCTGGCCGGTTGGCGTGCATCCACGTTCAGCAGTTGACCACAACGAAGGCAACTGACGGCTACATGGGCATGACTGACTTCCGTGGGCAAGTTATCGCCGCGTTCCAGAACGCGGGCTGGTATTTCAACGGTGAGGTGACGGTGTGGAAAGATCCACAGGCCCAGTCGATTAGGACTCGTTCGCATGCTTTGGCGTTCGCGACGAAGAACCGTGACAGCGCGGCTACACGCCCTGCCCTTGCGGATTACCTGTTGCTGTTCCGTAAGCCTGGCGATAATGCGGTGCCGATTAAGAATGATGTGACCAACGATGAGTGGATCGAGTGGGCATCACCGATCTGGACTGACCATCACGACGGAGGATGGTTGACCGACGACGGTCATATCTGCCCCGTCTGGTACGGGATTCGTGAAACGGACACTCTGAACACGAAGGTTGCGAAGGAGTCCGCGGATGAGCGTCACATTTGCCCTCTCCAGCTTGGTTTCGTCGAGCGGTGCGTGCGGTTGTGGTCGAATCCTGGCGAGCTGGTGTTGACACCGTTCGCTGGTATTGGTTCTGAGTTGTATCAGGCTGTGAAGCTGGGGCGGCGGGCGATCGGTATTGAGTTGAAGCCGTCGTATTGGCGCACTGCGGTTGACAATATGCGCGCGTTGGACGCGGAGATGTCGGTGCCGACACTTTTGGACGCTTTGGATGACGCGTCATGACCGTCGAGTCGATGTTGTGGTTCCGTGCCCGTCGCCGTTCGCACCGTTCCGCGTGGGGGCATCCACGACCACCAGCACCACCGAAACCACGACCCACACAGGAGAACCGATGAGCAACCTCACACCCGAACAGCTCGAAGCGATCGCCTACATCGTCCTCGCATTCACCGGACCCCCGTCGCTGGCGTACTTCCTCGTGAAGGGGCTGTTCCGGTGATGTACACGGTTTCGGGGACGTGGCCCCATTACATCGTCACCGGTGGAACCGAACCACCGAAATGCTTCAACTCCACCGTCACCGCCGTCAAATACCTGGAACAGATTCTCCAGCAAGGAGACACCATCAACTGGCAGGTCCCATGATCACTGTTGTTTGCGGGGAATGCGCCCGCACCCAAGGCCGGACGGTGACCGCCGAATTCACCACCACTGACGACGCCCAAAGATTCATCCGCCGACACCACGCCCTCGCCGACCACCGAGCACACATCCAGGAACACCATGACGTGCCTGTTGTGTGATCATCCCCGCTCCACTCACACACCCCAATGCCGTGTCCGGCTGGGTGTGGATGCGGATGACATGACCCGATACACGCAGTGCCTATGCCCAGGATTCGAGGCCGGTCTGTGTGAGGTGTGCGGCGGAAACGGATGCGCAGACTGCGAGGAGGTTTGATGCGGAAAAACGTGTTTTACCAGCGTGTTTCGGGTAGTATCGAACGTGAGTACGAAGACGGCCCGGGCGGTGCTGGTAACACCGTGACCCCGGGCCTAACCACTGGATTGGAGTGGCTGTGACTGATGATAGTCCACGCATCCCATACGACTGGGCAAGGGTGGAATGTCCTACCTGCGGATCTGCCCCGGACACCCGCTGCCGCGCCAAGTCGGGACGAACAACCGACGTTCACATGAAGCGCGTAGATCTGGCATTCGAGCGTTACGCCGAGATTCGAAGGTGGCGCATCCACAACGCCGTCATAAAAAAGTTGTTCGGCGGTGATGCGTCGTGAGGATCAGGTCCATCAAGCCTGAGTTCTGGCGGTCCGATGACATCACCAAACTGCCTATCTCGACCCGGCTCACGTTCATCGGCTTGTGGTCGTATGTAGATGACAACGGTGTTGGCGCAGACAAACTCGTCTCCATCGTTGCCGATCTGTACGCCGATGAATTCGCCCGCGAGCCTCTAGAGACCCTCAAGAGAGTCACTGAAGATCTGGAGAGACTAGCCAGCGGTGGACAGGTGACCCGCTATAAAGCCGTCCACAACGGAAGTCTCAAGGATCTGCTGTACATCACCAAGTGGAAACAGCATCAGCGGGTGAATCACCCCAGTCTTGGCCACAAATATCCACTCCCACCAGCGGATATGGTCAACACGTCAGTGTCCCTCTTGAGTTCCTCTGGAGACCCTCAAGAGAGTCTCACCCACGAACAGGGGAACAGGGGAACAGGGGAAGGGGAGCAGGGGAGCAGGGGAGCAGGGGACGAGGAAGTCCCGCTTCCGCCCGAGCCACCGCCCGGACCGTACGACTCACCCCCCGTCGTCGTCGACACGGAACCGGTCTCAATCGAACTCGTCAACAAGCCCTCGAAGCCGCAACCATCCTCCGCTTCTAAGACCGTTGTCCGGCAAGAGCTTGGAAGCAACACCTATCCAAGAGCCACTGTTGATCGGCTGGCAGTCCAGGTTGAGAAGCTCACCCGCGAGGGACAGCCGGACGCCCTTATCCGGGAAGCGTTGCGTGAATGGGAACGAAGGCCTAACTGCAACCTCCCTGAGTACCTGCCAACAGTCCTCGGGGATGTCATCAAGTCGTCTCGATCAAGCAACCTCACCGCCGGCGAAGCGAAGGTCCTCGGATGGGCTGGCCTCGGAAACCCTGACCAGAGAAAGGCAATCGGACAATGAGCGACTCTTATCAGATCGCGGCAAATGCTCTTGCGAAGTGCGCCGCATACGACCCGTGGTTTCCTCAGCCGAACCGCGCCACCGTCGAGGCGTGGGCTGAGCAGATCGAACTGTGGAAGTTCAACCAGGCCGACGTGTTGGCCGGGGTGACGAAGATGTATTCCGATCATGGGAGCGGGTTTCGTCCGTTGCCGAAGGATCTTGTTGATGCTGCACGTGCGATCCGGCGGGATCGGTGCGAACGGGAGACTTCGGCGGAGCGGGAGGCTCGTGAGGATGCCCGTGATGCGGAGTTGGAGCGCCGGCTGGCCCGCGCTGTCGGTCGGGTCGCTGAGATGAAGTCGATTGATCGTGCCTGACCGGTACGGGGATCCGACACCGGAGCCGCGGGTGTTTGTGCGGCCGAAGGTGAATGCGTTGACGGTGCGGTGCTCGTGGTGCAAGGCGGGTGTGGGTTCTCGTTGTGTGGTTGCGGGGACGGGTGTGGTGTTGCGGCGGTCTTCGTTTCATGACGTGAGGGTTCGGGATGCGGAGTTGGCGGCTACGGGCGCTTTGGCGCGTGGGCGGATGTCATGAGCGCCGGTGACAAGGGGGAGGGCGTGAAAGTCGCTCCACGTGGCGTACAGCCCCCGCAATCAACAACAGGAGACGAACAGTGAGCGGCAAGTGGAAGGTTCGGTTGGCTCGCCGGCGCGACGGAAGCCTCTACACGTACATCCGTATGTGGAACGTGTTCACCCCGGAGGGCCAATTTTCGGGGTCGTTCGACACGTGGGGTGAGGCGATGCGGTGGGCGACGGACATCACCGCGCACGTCGAATTTTTCTTGGGGTTCCACGAGGAGCCTCGGTGACCGATGTTCGTATCGAGCGCGGATGATCCGCGTGTCCTGGAGGCGGTGTCGTGCAGGTCGTGTGACATCTGCAAAGCCCCCAAAGGCAAACCTTGTTCCAACACGATTCGTCCGGGGAAGCCGCTGCCCGGTCGGGTCATCCACTTCGGGCGGCTCACAGACAGAAACCGAGAACCGAAAGGCGACGAATGAACAACCCCGAGTTGCGTGCAGTACTCGCAGAAGCCCTCAGTCGGTCGTATTACCGGATCGTTGGTAGCTCGTCGGATTGTCGAGTTGATCCGGGCGAGATCCTTGCTGACGCTCTCCTGTCTCTTCCGGGTGTGGCGGTAATCCAACTACCCGAAGCGACATACGCCGAATGCCCGGACGAATGGTCTTCGAGTACCGCGCCAGAAGACGAATGGGACACCTGGGTCGACGGGCGCGGAAATATCCAGGTTCGCACTCAGGGCTACGCCACGGCGGACGGCGCACGGAATCTGGCCGCCGCTCTTCTCGCTGCTGCGGTTGTAGCCGAGGGGGAAGACCGTGGCTGATCTCGGAGTGTCATGGGAAGACGCCACAAAGGTTGCGCGCGCCTACTACGAGGGCTTCGAGTGGTCGGGCTGTGACGGTTCGCGTTGGGAGCGGTTACCCGAAGAGGCGCAATTCATCTGGGTTCGGATGGCCCGTCATTGGCTGTTCGCTGCTGCTGTTCTGGCTGAGGGGGAAGACAAGTGAGCGGCGACATCAACGCCGAAGGCTTCATCCGCTACGGCGGTGACTGCACTTGCGGCGCGATCTACACCTATGGCGGACACGCGGAACCTGGCTCATTTGATCCGTTCTGCCCCGACCACGGAGAGGCTGCGGTTGTGGCTACAGGGGAGGAAGCATGAGCGACCCGGTAACCCGCGCAAAAGCCGCGCTGGAAAGTATCGGAGATGGGCCGTGGACCATCGACTTCGAAGATGGCGAACCGATTAGTGGTACGACGTGGACAGTCCAAACGGCGGATGGGTGGCTCACTGCGAAGACCTCCCAGTGGCTGAGTTCATTGCCGCCGCGCGCACTCTCATCCCTGAACTGGTGGCCGAGGTTGAGCGGCTGCGCAAATTGGTGGGGGGAGGAAGCGTGAGTAGCGAAGCCCAGAACGTGATCGCCGACGTGATCGGTAAACACCGCCTCGAAAAGGGCATGCGCATGGGGCGAGGCGAGCGGGTTGAGTGGTGGTACTGCCTCGAATGTGAGTGGCGGTCGGAGGACTTCGATCTGGATGACTCGGAGGTTCGCCGAGAGATCGAGCGAGTCAAGCGCATGCATGTGGCCGATGAGGTTGATAAAGCCCTCGGAGGACTCACCCGTGAAGAGCAATGGGTTCCTGTTGCTTATCAGGGGTTGATTCGATGATCGTCGCCGTTTCTCCAGGTAGGCAGCCGATCTGACAGCGCACACATGTTTCCGATTACCGACACTCGTAGGGAGATGACGACTATGCCGACCACAGAGCATGGATCAGACGTCCAGCACTTGAGCCCTGAACACCGCGATCGTGCTTGGCGCGATAGGTTCAACGCCCGGTGGCACCATGACTACGGCGGGTGGATACGCACCAGGCCGCAGGATGATGCGTCGACATTCGCCTTGATTCCCGACGAGCGCTACGGGCCGTTCACTGAGGATCACTCGTGCCCTTACTGCCTGGTGGTACACCCACCTGAGGATTGCCCCGTCCTAAACTGGCGGGAGCAGGAACTGTGAGCAGCGAAGCCCAAAACCTCATGATCGAGGTGATCGATGCGCACGCCTACAACGGTGCAGACAGGGGGTTCCTCGGCGAGCACCGTGTCGAGTACTGCATCTGCGGGTGGTCGGAGGAAGGCGACGGCGTGCACACCGCGCATGTGGCTTCTGAGGTTGATAAAGCCCTCGGAGGACTCACCCGTGAAGAGCAATGGGTTCCCGTGGAGGAATCCGGACACCGCTGGCCACCCCGGAGCCACGACCCGGAGGTCGACTCTCCGCTTGTCCGAATTGAGCACGAGGCCCGCTGGGTGTCGGGATGGGGCGAGGCGTGAGCGATCGGTTCTATGTCTTGGACTGCGATAGGTGCGGAAAGACGTTGGGTTGGACCACCAATGCTGCATTCCCGATGTGTGGGTTGACGCGGTGCACCGACTGCATGCGGGAGGCGATCGCGTGATTCAGGTTCATTGCCGGGAGTGCAACCGTGTCTGGGACCAGTCGTGCGAAGACTGCGCTCAGTGGAAAGCGGATCGTCACTCGATCAACACGGGGCATACGGATATTCACATCATCCCGGACACCACACCACCGCGGCCTGTGGTGGATCAGGGGTGGGCGGAATGGCTCACGAAAGGAAAACCATGACTACCCCTGAGCGTGCAGCTCTGGTTGAGCGGGCCGCGCAAGCCATCTGCGAAACCACCAGCTCCGGCCGCATGTTCCCCTGGAACACCCTGTCGGAGCAGGAGAAGGACGCGTGGCGCCGCATGGCTGATGCTGCGTTCGATGTCCTCATAGACGCCTGGGCTCCTCCCTTTTGAGCGGACGCAAGATCGTCACCCCCGTCGATCACATCAACCGGGCCAAAGAAGAAGCTGCCGCGGGGGATTACCAGGCAGCGCAGACTCACGCTCTGATCGCTATCGCCCAACTACTAGCCGAAAAGGACCAGCAATGAGCGGGATCGCCGCCGCAATCGCCACAACAGGTCTCGCCCACATGGTTGGCGACTACCTGATCCAATCCCACTGGATGGCCAACGCCAAAACCAAACAGTGGCTGCCCGCCATCCTCCACGGAATCACCTACGGACTGCCGTTCCTGCTCATCACCCAGTCACCGGCTGCACTCGCAGTGATTGTGGTGAGCCACATCCTGATCGACCACTATCGGCTGGCTCGGTACGTGGTGTGGTTCCGCAATCAGCTGGCACCCCGCGAGTGGCGACCCGCTCTGTCGGAACCAACCGGAAGCCCATCCGATGCGCCGCCGTGGTTGTCTACGTGGCTGCTGTTCATCGCGGACAACATCCTGCACATGCTGATCAACGTAGCGGCGGTGGTGTGGCTGTGACGACCCTCTCCGTGATTCTCGCTTCCCAGGCCCGGTTCCTCACCGAGAGCCCTGTTTGTCCGGTGTGTTTCCAGCCCCGCACCGAGCATTCCACCGACTGCAAAGGACACCACACCCGATGATTCCTCGGTACTCCACCAAAGACGTATGCACCAGCTGTTTCTTTGATTCTTGTGAGTGCTGCCGCGGCGGCGAATGCGCCTGCCAAAAGTTCAACCACCCTGTTGTCGGGTCGGTTGTGCAGTCTGAACCCAACCAGGAGGGGAAACGGTGAAAGACCACTTCATGATCCCCGGCAGCCACGAGCGGCTAAGTGGCCCGGAATGTCATTGCGGCGCGGGATGGGACCGCTGGAACAGTATCTGCACGACCGGGGCCAAAGAAGCCCCGCCAGTTATGTACATCGAAGTGCAGGTGGGCAGCCAGTTCTACGCCGAGTGCGATTGCGGCTGGGCCATGAACACTCGCGATGACGTGCAACTGGAAGCGGGAGTTCAACAGCACACCGATGACACCGGGCATATCTGGCCCACGGGACCTACGGAGGAACGATGACTGATGCTCGTGTGGCTGCGTGGATCGCCGCGTGGGACAACCTTAATCAGGTAAACGAAACTTTGAAAGCTCAATACAGTCGCGGCCGCATCGAGGACCCCGACGAGTACCGTGCTGTCCTGCAAATGAGCGCAGACATCTACACCCACCTCGCCGACGTCCCAGCAGAGGTCGGCGTTGCCGCAGCGGAACTGCTTGAACACCGCGAGAAGGAACTTCAGGAACAGGAAGCGATGTTTAGGAAGGCGTTTGACGAATGACCCAGCCGATCGACACCGATACCCATGTGGAAACACCCACCAAACCCAAACACATGGACCCCAACAAACTCCGCCACACCCTCTACAGACTCACCATCGACTGGCTCCAACTCCACATCCAACTCCCCACACCACCACACCGACAAACCCCCCGCCGCACCAAAACCCACACCTACGGACACCCCGCAGAATGGGCCAGCGACACCACCGCACTCATCGCCGACGTCATGACCTCATGGCACGACTACCTCGCCGAACAACGCAACGAAACCCCGCCACCCAAAGGAAACGAACAAACACGAATCATCGCAGCCTGGAAATACCTCGAACCACGCTGCGAACAACTCACCCAACTCGTCACCCACGACGACCTCAAAGAACTCCCCGACCTACACCACCGAATCATCCGAACACTCGGATACACCAAAACACCCAAATACACTCTCCCCGTGCCCTGCCCGTCCTGCGGACTGCTCTCCATGGAACGCACCATCGGAATGGGCGGCAACGACTACATCGCGTGCGGCAACCCCGACTGCACCTACATCGTCCGCGACGACCCCGACGGCAAAAACTACAAATGGTTGATCCGTGTATGTCTCGACACGCTTATCGAGTCGGAACAACAAGCCGGTTGATCTTTCATGTAAGATGACTGCCAGTAGAAGAACTATGCCCGCACCCGGACTAGCTTTCGGGTTTGTGGGCATTTTTCATGCTCACATCCGGGAAGGGACCCGAGCTTAGATGGCAGGAACCGCAGTCCTCACCCCTGACGGTATCGACACACTCGTCACCGCAGCCGAAGCAGCCTCACTATGCGGTGTCACCACCAGCACCATCTATGTGTGGGTCAATCGTGGCACCCTCGCACCGTCCGGGAAGAACCGACTCGGGCACAACGTTTACCGCGTCCTCGACGTCGCCAAAGCTGAACACGCCACCCGCGCAAAGGCCCGACGACACCGGTGAGCACCTTCCCCGCACCCCGCACGCTCACCGAACGCATCCAAGGCGCGCACCTCAACCTGAAACTCGCACGGCAGGCAGGCAACCCGGACATCATCGCCGCCGCTGAACGCATACTCAACCAGTTGCTTGACCGTTTACCCCGCTCCACCAGCCAGGAGAAGTAGTACCTCATGCCGGATAGCGACCCGATCGATTTCACCGCAGCTGGCGAAGCCTTCGCCGAGACCTTCATGGATGGCATCCGCGCGATCATCGCGCAGGAACTCGACGCACGTGGCGTCAAAGGCCCGTCCACTGTCGTCAATAACGTGGTTCCGTACTCGCTGCCTGATTCGCAGGACGCGCAGTACATCGAAGCCACGTATGAGGCGGACGTCTGATGCCGCTCAAACACCTCCGCATTTGCGACACCTGCGATCGTGTCCGTTTCGCACCCTGCGGCAAAGCATGCCGAGTACCCAACGATATCGATCCTGACTCGTGGCGAATCAACTTGCAGGACGGTGCAGGAACGATCGGTGGCGAAGGGTGTGCCGACAGAATCAGTGACGGCCTCGCAGGCGAATATCCCAAATGAGCAGCCTCACAGACCTCACGGACTTCCTTAACCGCACGCTGAACAACCTGGTTCACCCCGGCGACGAAAACACCAAACCCTTCCCGATCCTCCTGCCGGGACTACGACCTATCAGTGTCCCCCCGGAACTCGCCGGCCAGTTCGCTGAAGAATCAGGCCTACCGCACCTCGATACCCCGAAACTGGTCGCGGAAGCACTCGCCGCGGCGATCACACAAAACTATGTGATCCTCACACGCGAAGAAGCAGAACAGCTGCGCCAGAAAGCGGCCGACGCACCGACCGGGCACCGCGTCATCAACATCCGAACCACACCCACAGCCCCGCCTGTGCTGTCGATCACCATCGACAAAACAAGCAACGACGTCATCGTTCCCAAACGAGCCTTGCGGAAAGCGGTCGAACAGTGATCCACATCGAAGTTGACGGGAAAGTGCTCATGCACGCCGATCCCGGCCAGTGGACCACCACGCCACCTGATGTTCAAGCGGTCCAGAAAGCTGGACCCAACGAGCCTTGGATGCTGCCGATCATGGCCGCGCTAGCGAAGACGGCCACCCTCGCGATGGCCGGGGCGAAACACGAGGACACCACAATCCGCGTGACCACACGCAAGAACGGCTGGACGATGGACTGCACCAATGGATGAGGCAGCCCGCGCCCGCCAGGAGCTGCGCAGATCCAACGCCGCCCAGCCGCACCGAAACCGGCACCGCGAACGCAAAACCGGACGAACCACAGACCGCAACATCTGCTACTGCGGCGACGCCGACTGCCCAGACTGCGGCGAATGGTACGAGTGACGAACTGAGCCCACACATGACCGACGTCGTGATCAACGGAACCCGATACGTTCCCGAAACCACCAACGGAACTCCAATCGGAATCGGAGTCACCACCCGCAACCGGAACACCATCGCCGACGAGACAATCGCCCACATTCGCCGCCACACACCCAACGCCAAACTCGTCATCGTCGACGACGCCAGCGACGAACCATACCCAGCAGCGACCTACCGATTCACTCAACGCGCAGGCATTGCCCGAGCCAAAAACAAATGCCTCGAACTCCTCAACGGCTGCGAACACATCTTCCTGTTCGACGACGACTGCTACCCCATCGCCGACAACTGGTTTCAGCCCTACATCGACTCACCCGAGCCGCACCTGATGTACCAGTTCATCGACCTCGCCGGCGGACGGAAACTCAACGACGTCACGAAGGTCTACGACGACGGCCAACACTTCGCGCTCACCGGTGCCCGCGGCTGCATGATCTACGCACACCGCAGCGTCATCGAACGCGTCGGCGGCCTAGACCCCGACTATGGCGGCTGGGGATGGGAACACCCATCGTGGTCCGACCGCATCTACAACGCCGGCCTCACCTCGTTCCGGTACGGCGACGTATGCGGCTCCAACAAACTCATCCACTCCATGGACGAGCACCTGGAAGTAAAGCGTTCCGTCCCGACCGAGGAACGCAAAGCCGCCGCCGCCCGCAACGCCGACCTGTACAGGCGGCACCACTACACCAGCAGCCACTACATCCCACTCGTCACGCCGGATCGTCACGTCGTGCTGACCTGTCTGCTGTCGAGCAAGCCAGACCCGCAACGCGGCACACGCATGCGGCCCGACGTCAAACTGCTCGAAACGTTGATCACCTCCATCACTGGAGGTGAAACCGTCGTGCTGTGCGACAACCCACTCACCCACCCGCAGGCGTCATTCGAGCGAGTCACCAGCCCAGTCGATAACCCCTACTTCGCGCGCTGGTACCTGTACTACCAATGGCTCCGCGCCAACCCCGACGTCAAATGGGTGTGGTGCGTCGACGGCACCGACGTCGAAATGCTCACCCCTCCGTGGGAACACATGCAACCCGGGAAGCTGTACATCGGGCACGAACCCGCCGTTGTGGGGATCGACTGGATGCGCAACAACCACAAAGCCACACACCTGCAACAGTTCATCGACACCCACGCCGACCGCACCCTACTGAACGCGGGGATCGTGGGCGGCGACCGGGAAACCGTCATGGCATTCGCACACGACATGGCCGCCGACCACGAAGACCAACTTCGGCGCGTCTGGCACAAAGACGACGACCCGGGAACAATCATCGGCGACATGGCGACACTCAACTACGTTGCCTACACCAAACACGCCGACCAACTCATCCACGGACCCCAGGTGGCGACGGTCTTCAAGACCAACGAACGCAACACCTGGTCATGGTGGCGGCACAAATGACAATGGAGCGGAGCATGAAACCCGGCGACGACGTATGGGTTGACTTCGACGGACTCGAACACGAAGGCACCGTCGAGAAAATCCAATCCAGCGGCTGGGTCAGATGCTCCATCGCCATCGACCCCGAATACGACTACGGCAGCATCACACCACGACTCACACCACACACCACCGTCGCCGTGAAAACCACACGCATAAGGCCACGATGACCAACACCATCGGCATCGTGGCCCACACCAAACGCGCCGAACAAGCACACCGGCTCATGGAAACCGTGGGCGCCGCATACATGAGCATCGACAACGGCACACTCGGATGCGAAGCCAACCACCGCAAAGTGTGGCAACACCTCACCCGCCACAACACAGGCTGGCTCGTGGTCCTCGAAGACGACGCCATACCGTGCAACAACTTCCGCGACCAGCTCGACGCAGCGCTAGCAGTGGCGCCCAGCCCAGTGGTCAGCCTCTACCTCGGGCGAGAACGGCCCCGCGAATACCAACAACGCATCGCCAAAGCTGCTGACACCACAGCATCCTGGCTCACCTGCCGACGACTACTCCACGCAGTCGGAATCGCCATACACGCCGACCTCGTACCCCACATGCTCAACAACCTGCCCAACGGCAAACCCATCGACGAAGCAATCAGCGCATGGGCACGCCACCAAAGCCACACCATCGCCTACACATGGCCCAGCCTCATCGATCACGCAGACGAGACGCCAATGATCGACACCAGAAACGACAACCAACCACGAACACCAGGCCGCGTCGCATGGCAACACGGCGGACGAGACACCTGGACCACCGACACCCAACCGATCTGATGCCACGCGCGCCTAAGGTCTGCCGACACGCAGGCTGCACCACACTCACCACAACCGGCACATGTCCCCAACACACCACACACCGCTGGGGCAACCACCAAGGACGCAAAGTCCCACACTGGTTGCAGCAAGCCACCTTCCGGCGCGACAATTGGACCTGCCAAAGCTGCGGACACACCGCGACTCCCGGCAGTGGACAACTCCACGCCGACCACATCCAACCCCGATCACGCGGCGGCACAGACACACTCGACAACATGCGCACCCTATGCAAGGCATGCCACGCGCCGAAGTCCCGCGCCGAGGCCCGCGGATCGAACACCTGATCGAAAACCGGTCGAAAGTTAGCTGGAGGCGCGAAACGTGCCCTGACCTGCGGAAACGGCGACCAGCGCGCACGCCTCTGACCTGCGGAAACACCCCCCCAGCAACCCCCTCCCCGGGGGTCTGCGCGGCCCCGGAAGGCGC